AATACCCCGGCCTGCGCGATGGCGCCGGATATACCACCCACGGCGGCGTCCTGCTCCCAGCCTTCAAAATAGTCCACGTCCGGGTTATAGAAGGCTTGGGCCACCACGTCCTGCCCGAATCCTTCGATGATCTCCTGCACGGCTTCGCCTGCGCCGGCGGCGGTAATCCCGGCCATATACCGGGCGGCTGCGGATCGAAGGGGGGCGGGCAAGCTGTCGACTCCCGCCAATGCCTCGCGTAGGCCGGGGATGCTTTTCAGCATCGCGCCCGCTTGCACCCGTTCGGTCGCGCCGGTGATGGCGCCGCCGTAAAGCAGGGCGGCAAGGCGGGTTTCCGGGTCATCAATGTTTTCGCGCCGGGCCTGAAGGTCGGCAATCTGGTTGCGGATGGCTTCGCTTTCCGGGCTGCCCAGCGACTCAAGGCGCGCGGCTTCTCCGTCCAGATAGGCCATATATCCGTCAATCCGGGCGGCTTCGCCCTCCATCATGGCGGTTTGCTGCGATGCGCCCTGCGCGGCCAGAAGGCCCAGCGACGCATAGGGGGCAAGCGCGGTGATGCCAATGTTGGCAAGGGTCTGGCCTACGCCCCCGGCCACGTCCGATGCCAGCGTGGCGCGTTCCGGCGGCGGGGCCATATTCTCCCCGATGTTCTGCATGACTTCGCCAACGGGCGTCAGGATGCCCGCGGTGGCGCGTACCATGGTCCCGGCAATGGCATCGACCGGGTCAAAGGCCGGAAGGCCCAGCAATTCTGCGGCGGTGCGCGGCATATTCGGGTTGGCGGCACGGGCGCGGGCCATGCCTTCCTGCCGGACATCCTCAAAAGCGCCCAGCGTTTCCCCGGCGCCGCGCAGGGTTCCGCCCACCACGGGACCGACCACGCCCCCGGCCAGCCCGCCCATGGTATCGGTCACGCGCTGCCATACAGGGATTTCATCGCTGGCCAGCCTTGCGGCCCATTGGTCGGACAAAAACATGGCCAGGGCCGGGTAATCGGACTGCACCTTGTCGATGTTGATGTCGTGCAGGCCCATATCGGCCTCGATCTCTTTCAGGCGCGGCTCCACCATGTCCGGCGGCATCCCGGTCTTGTGCGCCAGTTGCGCGGCGCGCGCGGCGCGGGTCCGGTCGGCGGTCATGGACTGGGCCAGGCTCTGCCGCAGGTCGCGGTTATAATACATATTCCGCTGTTCGATGATGTCGCCGTATCCGATTTCCTTTGGCTCCGCATCCTCTACCGGGGCGGCGGTCACGGGTTCCGGGGCCAGTTTTACTTCCGGCGGGGGCGGCGGGGTTTCTTTCATGGTTTCAGCAGGCGGCGCGGCGGTCAGGGTTTCCTGCGCCGGGGCCGGGTCCAGCGTGGGGGTGTCCTGCTTTTCGGGCTGGCGGACTGCCGGGGCATTGATGTCCTGCTCGTCCGTGCCTTCTGTGCCGGGCAATGTAACCATGATTTATTTCCTATTATTTTGCTTTTGGTGGCAGTCCGGCATGGCCAAGGTTTCGGCGCCAATCAAAACCAGTGTCTTCGTTTTCTTCTTCGGCTTCAATAGTGGCGTATGCCTCGATCAGGTTATTGAATTCCGTGCCGCGCTCTTTGTTGATGCGCTGTAATTCCATAGCATTTACCCGGTCTGTATAAACCGCGATGATCTGGGCGTTGGTCGGCGTGCGCCCGGCGGCGAAAAGGGCTTGCCGGATGGCGGCTTGCTCGGCGGCGGGCACGTCCTGAATGCGGACCTGATACGGGGCGATGGTTTCGCGCTCCGTCTTGCGCGGCTGCCAGAAGCTGTTTGTCTTCCGTTCCTTGCCATAGGGGCCTTGCGCCATGGCCAGTTCCTCGGTCATGGATTTCAATTCCGTGGAATCGGGGTAGCGCCCGCCATTGCCATCGCGGAAAGCCTGTATGCGGGTGTCCAGCAATTCGTTAAATACCGCATAACGGCGGTTGTATTCTTTATATTTATCTCCTTTTTTATCGGCAGTCATACCTTCATCCAGTCCCAGGGCGGCAAAGGTATTATCCACAATGGTCTTGCGGTTCTGCTCGGTCCCTTCGACGGCGGGCTTGTCTTTCAGTTCCTGCTGCGATTTGGTCAGGGTTTCCCATTTTTCCGGGGACAGGCCCAGGCGCACGGCGGGTGCGTTCAGGTCCACGTTCTTGCGTTGGGACGGGGTCAGGCTATACCACCATGCCAGCGTGTCGGGGTTGTCCTCGCCTTTATACCCGGCAATGGTCGCCTGCACCTGAAGCTTCTCGGCCACGATCTGCATGTCTGCGGGCAGTTTGCTGACATCGCCGCCGGTGGCGATCAGGGCGGGCAGGGCCTGCTGCATGAATCCGCGCACGTTCTGGTCATACATCTGTTCGCGCAGCTTGTTCATGGTTTCGACCTTTTCCATGAATTTCTTGGCGGATTCCGGGGACAGGGCGGCGGCGGCGGATGCCGCGCGCGTGGGGTCGATCAGGATAGGCGGCGTGGTCCCGTCATAGGCCGCGGCCTGGTTATTGGCCGTGCCTAGAAAGTCCTCAAGGCGGGTCATCCGGTTCATCCAGCCTTTAAGGTCGCCAGCCTTTGCCGGGTTCTTCTCCACCAGTGTCTGGTAATATTCGCGGCGGAAGTCCATCAGAACGGACGGGTTGCCATCGGCGGCCTCGACGGCTTCCTTGACATCCATGCCCAGTATCTTCGGATCCCATCCGTTAAAATACATATCAAAAGCAATGGCCTGCATATTCTGCGGCAAGCTGTCGATGTCGTTGGCTTCCCAGTATTTTTTCCGGATTCTTTCATCGGCCATTTCGCGGGTCAGGTCTTTAAAGCCATTGGTGGCTTCATACAGGTCAGGGTTGGCCTTGCTGTTAATCCCAAAGCGCGCGACGCCATCGCCATCCGGCACAATGTCTGGGCTGTTCTCAAGGTCATCGACCACAAATTTGGCAATGTCCTGATATGCCTTTTCCTTGTCCGGCACATATCCGCCCACATATCTGGTAAAAGCTTCGTTTGCTTCGGCGTCCGGCAGTACCTTGTCCAGCACCGTGCGGACATATTGCTGGTCTTCATACGACAGTTCGCCGTCGATCAGCATTTCATCCAGGGCGCCCTTGGCCTTGATGATGTTGGCGGAATTGCCGGATTGGATGTTTGAATCCAGCCATGTGCGCAGGGTCTTGCTGCGCTCCTTGAAAACGTGCAGGTCATGCTGGGACGTGCCCGGCTGCCATCCTTGCACCAAAGCATAGGATGATGCGGACTGGGTTGTGTTATCAAGGCTGGTTTTCAGGGTGTTCGGGTTGTTGTATTCCCGCGCCACCTTCTCCCGGTCGATGTTGGCGGATGCCTCGATCTCCCCGGTGATAAATCCGCGGCGTTCCTGCTCGGCATGGCGCAACAGGTTCCCGCGGTCGCTGGTGCGGATTTTGTCAAAGTCGGCTTGCAGGGCTTCTGCGGCCTTGCCGCTTAATCCATCGGCGGCTTCGGCCTGCACCCGGCTTACGAATTCATCATATTCCTTTTCCGATCCCAGCGCGGCCTGTCCCTTGCGGCTATATAGGCCAGGGGCGGTGTCGCTGCCGTACAGATAGGCGTCGATCTTGCGGCGGGATTCGTTGATGCGGCGCTGGGCATCCGCCATCAGGTCGGCTTCCTCGCGCTTAAAACGCATTTCTGCGGCCACCTCGACTTCCCCGGCCACGGCCTTGTTGGCCTCGATGCCGCGCATCTGGGCGGATGCCACCCGGTCGATGCCTTGGCTTATGGGGCCATAGTCTATCCGTTGCCCGGCGGGGTCGAATCCCTGCACCCGGCGCTGCGGGCTGGGGCCTTGGGTATCACCGATGGTCGTAGGAAGGCGCGGGGCCATGTCTTACCTCACCCGGAATTTAGAGCCATCGGCCCATGATTCAGTTCCGGCGCTATACATACTGGATGCGCTGGGGTCGCCATACTTGTCCATCATCGAAGATCCGCCCTTGATCAGGGTGGCCATGGCGCGCTGGTTGGCGGCTTTGCGTTCCTGCCGTCCTGCTTCCATGGTCATTTCCGCGCCTGCGCGGGTAATCCCGGCCTGATAAATCCCGCTGCTGGCGGTCATTTCACCTTCGGCGCGGCGCATGGCGGCGCTGCTTTCATAGTCGCGGGCGCGTTCTTCCCCGGTCCACATCGCCGTGCGCGCGGCCAGACTGCCCTCGGCCTCAAGGTCGCCAAGGATGTTGATGACGCTGGGGTCCAGCGTGTCGCCTGTTCCTGCGGCTGCCAAGGCGGTGGCGCGGGACTGGGCCAGGCGTTGTTTGCGGCGTTCTAAAAGGGCCGTGCGCTGGGCGCTGGCGCGCTCCTGCCCGGCGATGGATTCCATCTGCGATGCCTGATAGTTCAGCATACGCTGCTGGTCCAGCGCGATCTGCTGCTGCTGGGCGGCTTGGGCCTGCATGATCTGGGCTTGCTGGTTGGCTTGCGCCTGCGCCACCTTCCCGGCATTGCGCTCCTGTATCGCGCTCATCGCGGTACTGGCCACCATCATGCCTATGGTTAAGGGGTCTGCCATTCGTAAATCTCTCCCCGTACATCGGACTCGATATGCTTAAAACCAAGGCGCTCCAAAAAGGCCGGGGCGGTAGGCAGGTCAGGATCGGCAATTGCATATATGACCGGGTGACCCAGCGCCATTACATTATTCCACAGTTTACGGGTCAAGCGCCATACCGTTTGCGGCTTCATTTCTGCACCGGCGGCAATGCGGCTAAAGCCTATGATCAGGGGCTTTCCGTAAACTACCCCGCCCACGGCCACAAGCGTGCCGTTCTTCTCTACCGCCCATGCGCGAAAGGTCGCGCCCGTGCGTTTGCCGCATATTGCGGTCATGTCATCACGGGTGGCATCGCGTATGACATATTCATCAGCCATTGGTCTTCATGCCGATAATCGCGGCCAGTACCGTGGCCGGGCGCGGGGCGGATGCCTCGATGCAGATCCGGCTGTCCGTACTCCATTCCCCGTTGAAGGATATGCGGTCGCTGTCGAACGATTCCCATACGGTGCCCGCGGGGGTATCGGCGCCGTCCTCGACCAGGGGCAGGTCGTCCATGTGCAGATAATCCCCGGTATCTGGATCGGTTTCAAAGTCCGGCCCGTACCGCAGTCCCTGATAATGGGTATTGGCAAGTATCAGGCCGATATAGGAAATCTTTTTGTTTTGTGCCAGTGCCGTGCCTTGCTGCGCCGCGAAGGCCAGCTTGGCGGATTTAAACCGGGCGGAATAGGTCAGGCCGATAATGGCGCTGGTCACGGCTTCGGATATGGTGATGCTGCCGCTGCTCACGGTATAGGTGCCAAGGTCTTTGCCGTTGCCCCATACGATTACCGATTCGCCCTCAAGGTGCGCCACCGGAATGGTCGTGGTCGATGCCCCTGAATAGGTGATATAGGCATCCGCCTGGTGGTTCAGGTTCCCGCCTATGCAATCGCTTTCCAGCGCGAAGCGTTCAAGGAATCGCTTGGTGGATCCGTTGATGGTCCGGGCCACACAATAGTAAACCTTGTCTTCCTCGGTGCCGGGCAGGACGATGACATCCTCGACCACGCCATCCGTTTCGACCAGTACCCAGCACATGACATCCTCGGCGGGCTGGCTGACCAAAACTGCGACCTTGCCGTCATCGCGCACGCAATGCACCCGCGTGTCGGGCTGGCGCTGCACGCCAAGGCGCTTGATGCCAGGCTGTCCGACTTCCGGGGCCAGTTCCATCAGCGGCGCGCTGGCATATTCACCATAGGCAGAGTCGCCCATGTTGCTGATTTGATAAAGCTTTGTCCGGCTTTTTTGCACAAACAGGGTCCGGTTGTCGATCTTGACAGGCGCGACCTCGGCGCTGCCCTGCGTGCTGGGGTCTTCCAGCGCGAAGTTGCTGGGAGTCAGGGGTTCGTCAAGGTTGCTGCTTTGCGCTGTCCATTCGGCGCCCTCGGTGCCGATAAGCAGGCGCTTCATCCGCACAAGCCAGTTCACATTGTCCACCGGGCCGGACCCGATGCTGCGGTTGATCGGGCCGCTGTCGCCTTCGGTGTCGCTGTCGAAGGATTCGAATCCATCGGATACGGACCCATAAATCCGGCTCTTGCCCGCCCACCATAAGCGCCCTTGCGCCAATACCACGGCGCTGGGGTATCCGCGGCGCGGGGACCATTCCCCTTCGTACCAGTTGTCGGTCGATGCCGTGCCACCCAGCGGGACCAAAACCTGCGCATTCACGCTGGTCGCGCTGTTATAGGCCGTCACGCGCACGATGCCGGACAGTGTGCCGCTGCTGTAGGACAAGGTCACGGCTGCGCTGCCGCTGGTGTAGGCGCTGGTCTTGATGCCAATGCGGTAATAAATGATCTGGTTGTCCAGCGTGTCGTTATAGGTCGTGGACGTATTCCCGGTATAGGTGGTCACATCGACCCAGTTCCCCGGCTCGCCCACGCTGCGCTGCAATGTGATGGTGGCCGACCATGTCCCGGTGATGGTGATGGTGAATTGCCGCTGGCTTGCGCCCACGCCCGTTACGCGGATGTCCCCGGTAAACTGGTCCTCCCCGGTCAGGGTGGCCTGCACCTGCTGGCCTGTGCTGTCCAGCTTGTAAAGGCTGCCGACATTGCTGGTGCGGAAAAGGTTGCGGCTCGCGGTCAGGGTAATGTCCCCGGACAGGGCGCTCGGCGTCAGGCGGATGTTGGTGATGTTGATGTTGCGGAACGGGCCGTCATCGGGCTGGTACAGGACCAAGGACCATGAATATGTCCCGCGGCGCTCGATTTTGCGCTGCTGATAACCCTTACAGGCCAGATAGATAACGTCCGCGCTCTGGTCGAACCGGATATATTTCAGGTCATCCTCGATATACGGGGACGGTATTTCCATGACGCCCGCCGCCTCGATCTCGATGCTGTCCACGATGGCGGCATATTCGGTCGCGTTCTCCACCGTGATTCGGAAGTCGCTGGTCGGGGTAAAGGCAAGACTGTGGACTCCCGTGCCCAGCGTTGTCCGGGTGATATACCCGTCATCGCTCGACCCGGAAAAGCCCACCTGAAATGTCACCTCCCCGGTCAGGACGGTGATGCGCAGGGCATGAATGACGTTCAGGTCGCCCGGCGCCACGGTCACATCCTGATAACGCACGGCGGCGGCAAAGGTTGTCCCGACAAGGGAAAGCTGCCCGCCGGAAATGGTGCTGACCGCGCTGCCCTCGTCGGCATTGGTCCACCCTGTGGCGCTGCTGAAGTCGCCGGATGTCACGGCGGTGGATACGCTGGGCCGGGTCACGGGCGTTTCATCGACCTTTACCCGCATGACTTCATCTGTAAATTCGATGATGGCGGTGTCGTCGCTGGCGTAAACGAACGGCAGGTGATAGGCGATATTATCGTCCGCCGTGCCCCCGGTATAGGCAAGGCCGGGGCGCAGCATCATCGACCCCAGCACGCGGGGCATCCAGTTGGTCTGGGTTTCTGCGGACAGGGCCAGGCGCTTGATGTCCGTCCGGGCAAGGCCCAGCTTACTGACCAGGCCGCGGTTGAATGCTGTCAGGGGGATATTGGCCAGGGCCATGTCTTATCGCCTTTCGCGGTTGAGTCTGCCACCGGCGCGCGCGCGGCTCCATGTTCCGGGGCTTGGGAAGATGGTCGGGCGGTTGGTCCCGTCCTTGCCCATGGCATCGGACAGGCGCTGCCTGCGGATCTTCATCAGTCCTTCGGTCGATGCGGTGCTGCCGGACAGGCGCGGGTTGATCTCCACGGCCATGTCGGCCTGGGCATAGCGCACAAAGCTTTCCGGCCATTTGCTCATGTCCCGGCCATAGGCTTCATCGTCGGACACGATGGTGACATACAGGATGTCGTGGTGGCAGTACCAATAATTGCCCTCGTCCCGGAAGTCGGTCAGGGCGGGCATCAGGGATTCATTGGCGGAAATGGCAGTGGTACGGACATAATCGTCCGGCTTTTCAAAGGCATAGGTGTAACCGAATTCCGCGGTAAAATCAGGATCGTATGTCAGTTTGTAGGTGCGGGCGGCAAATTGCCAGTTGGCCTGTTCCAGCCATAGCTTGACCGGGTCATCGGCCCATACGTCATCCAGAAGGCGGCGCGGCTCCCGGTTCTCGGCCAGGCTGGCAAGGCGGCGTTCCTCGCAAAGTCGCAGCGCCCCATTATAAAGTTTCAGCTTTGTGGTACTCATAACGGGGCGCTCCTATCGGTTGATTATTTCCGCATCTGGCGAATCAGGTCTTCCTTCTCGCGCTCGGCTTCCTCGCGGGTGCCATATCCCTTGCGCATGATGTTATTGTCGGCGGCGCGAATCACCGCCCAGCCCGTGGCGGCATTGATGCGCTTGACGATAAAGGTTTCCAGCGCGTCGCTGTTATAGTCGATGGCGCCGAATTCGACGTGCTGCACCGGGCGCACGGCGGCCCACAACGGGCCAGCGTCCACCACGGCAAGCTGCATGTAACGGGTGCCGTCCGCCCACCAGACATTGATCAGGGCGAAGGGGTGCGCCTTGCAGGATTTGGAAAGCATTTCCCCGACATGCGACCAGAATTCCGGGCGCAGCACGTCTTCGACCGTCACATCCGGGTTCTGGATGATGGTTTTGAATTCGGCCTGTGAATGCACCGCCAGCTTGAAATCGCCGGGCAGTACCTTCACCGGGCCTTTGGCGCTGCTGGTCGTGGATTTGGGCGCGGGGGCCGGGGCCTTGGCTTTCGGGGTCGGGACCGGGTCGGGCGCTTTGGCCTTCTCCGCGGCGGGCGCGGGCGGCTGTTCCGGGATGCCGCCGTTTCCGGCTTCATGCTGGGCCAGCAAGTCTTTCAGTGTGGCGTTGCTGACATTGCCGGGGAAGTCCACGCCTGCGGCCTTGAGGGTATCAATGGCGGCGGCGCGATCAAAGGCGGCAGGCTGTTCGGTGGTGCGTTCTGCGGTCGCAGTCATGCTTAAATCTCCTTGGTTTGTGAAAGGCCAGTGCCTGTCCATTATGCTGCCCGGACCTTAAAAGTACAAGGCCCGGAAGGGGGTTCCGGGCCTTGCTCACTTGCGGGGGCTGGGTGAGTCTTAGGTCGTCGCCGCGATGGTCGTGGCGGCGGTCAGGTTGGAGCTGCCGTTGGCGGCAATCGTTTCGACGCGGTGCATCGTGGTCAGCGGGGTTGTGGTGTCGTGGACGATGACCAGATCCGCGGCCTTCATGCCAAGGTCTTTGGCATTGGTGATGTAACCCGCGCCCGCCACCGTGGCGGCATCATCGCCGTCTTCGTAGTACCAAAGTTGCCCATTGCCAGCCAGAAGGGTGGAAAGCAGCTTCGGGGGATTGTCTACAGAATAAGTCATAATAAACCTCTTGGGGTTCGTGTTGTTGGGGGAAAAATGGTAAGGCCGGTCAGGGCCTTACCTTATCCTATTAGTTGAAGTTGAACTCGTCGCCCTTGTGGTTCATGACCACGACGCCAGCGTTCTGAAGCAGCTTGCCGCCCATGTAAACGCCACAACGTGCCCAGGAATAATCGTCTTCCTCGTTGTAATCGGCGTAGGTTTGCATACCGGACGTGTCCATCGCGTGGCCAATGGCGTTGCGGTGGTACATGAAGCACTTCTCGGCGGACGTGCCGTTGCCCGGCAGGTCCGGGTGGACGATCCATTTCACGCCCAGCCAGTTGTAATAGCCCGGCATATCCTTGTAGAAGGAGTCGCCGCTATCGACCGGCTTGCGGGTTACGTAATCCGCGTTGCTGAATTCCGTAACGCTGTGCAGGGCGCTGATAAAGGCCGGGGTGACGGCGGCGAAGATGTTGCCGTCAAACTGCACCTTGTTGATGCCCAGCGTGGCGATGGTCTTCGTGACCAGGCCCAGCGTGGCAAGTTGTGCCGTGCCGGTGTTGATCGTCGCCGTTTCAAGCTGCGTGATGATGTCCTCATCGGCGCGGCGGTTGATGACGGCCACGGTGGTTTCCTGCATGATCCGGCGACCGTCGCCTTGGCTGGCGAAGATGTTGAAGCCGGTGCGCTGCACCTTGTCGTGCCATTCATACAGGGTGGCGACGGGTTGGTTCAGGTCATCGGCGCGGCCCGGAATTTTGCCGTCGATGCCACGGGTGACGGCGGTTGCGCCGCCGCTGCCAGCCACAAGGAACGTGGCCTGGTTGCCTTTGATCACCGACTCGGTGATTACCGATTCGCGCAGCACGGATTTGTGCTGTTCGAAAGCCATGACCACCTCTTGGCGGTACTGAATCTGAAATGCTGTATCAGCCATTGGAAAACTCCATCTGGTACGGGTTAAATCACAAATATCTGGTGTTTTTTCCGTAGCAGCGGGTTGTCCGGCTATAGCGGCGCGGAAAGGGTTGTCCCATGAAGGGGGCCTTGTGGCGCGGCGTTTCGGGGCCTCTGCGGTCCGGGCATTCGTATGCCGGGATCTGAATGGGGGCGGCGTAGCCGGTTGTCCCTATCCCAAGTTATTGCGATTATTTCATAAGTCGCGTTGCGGCGCAAGTAGGGGGCGGCGGTTATGCGCGCAAAGGAAAACCCCCGGTTCGGGCTTTCGCCGTCTGCCGGGGGTTTCTTGCTTAGGCCATCGCTGGCCAAGCGTCCTGTTTATAGGCGGCGCGCGCGGTGGCGTCAAGCCTATTTTTTGCCGCTGAATCTTTGCTTGGCCGCGACCAGTTCGCGGTATCGGCCCTGCATCTTTTCGTCCTTCCAATATTCTTTGGTCCCCATCTTACCCTCGATCTTCTTCATTTCGCTGTCGATGGTGTCGATGTTGTCCATGCCCGTGCCATAGGTGGATCCGACCGGGTTCAGTTCCCGGCCAAGCTGGGCCATGGCTTGCAGGAATCCCTTGTTGAAAAGCAGGGGCTTCATTTCATGGTCGCGGGCGTTCATCAGCGCGGCCTTTACGTCTGCCGGGAAATGGGCATCCATCAGGTTATTGACGGCTGCCATGTTCGGCTTGTAATCCGGTCCCCATTCCGCGCGCAAGGATTCCTCGGTTTCCGACTTCATCACCGAATCATTTTCACGGATGCGCTCGTTTTGTTGCAGGACAGAATTATGGTACGCCTTCATCGCCGCCTGCACATATTCCTTCGGCGCGTTCATGTCGTGCATTTCTTTCAGGAACGGGACCATAGCGGCGCGGTCCTCGTCGCCAAAATCGACGCCATCGGGGATGGCTTCCAGATATTTTTCCGCCGCATCCGGGATGCCGTTGGCTTCGCGGTATTCCTTGATCTGCTCCGGGGTGGCGTCCTTGGCCAGGGGGGCTTTCAGTTCCCCGCTGCTGACCTTGCCGCGTAGGTTCTTGTAGGCGTTCCACAAATCTTTCTCGGATGCGAATCGGCCCAGCGTTTTAAGGTCGCCCTCATCCTCGCCCGCCAGCTTGCGGCGCCAGTCATCGCCCGCCGCTGCCGGGTCGCCTGCGGGTTTGCCCGCATCTGCGCCCGATGTGCCGGGCTTCGGGTCGCTGCCTGCGGGCGCTGCGCCTGCGCCTGCGCCGGGGTCCGCACCGCCGCCGCCTGCCGGGGCCGGGGTTCCCCCTGCGGGTGCTGCTGCCGGGTCGCCTGCGGGTGCGCCGCCTGCCGGGGCCGCGCCTGCGCCGGGGTCCGCACCGCCGCCGCCTGCCGGGTCTTCGTTCATCGCCATAACCGGGCCTTGGTTCTCAAGCCATTGTAGTTTCATGCCATTTACTCCTTCGGATGTTGGGTGATTTTAAACAGGTTGACGCGGGCAATGCCGATGATCTGCTGCCCTACAAAAGCGCGGCCCAGTGAAAAGGCCGTGTCCGTGGGGCTGGCGTGCAGGGCCGGGGTTCCCGATGCCGCCGTGATAATCCATTCCATGGCTGTTTTCTGCTGGTGTTCGGATGCGCGCCCGGCAATGCACGCCTGAATGGCGCCCGCGATGGCGGCGTTGAATTGCGCGGGCTGGTCCGCCGGTGCTGGTTTCAGGTATTTTAAACGCTTCTCTCCCGTGGCCGGGCGCGTTTCCCCCTTGGTATTCGTCATGCCTTATCCCCCTAAACGGTCTGATTCGCTCAATATAACACTTCTTGCCCCCGTGCGTCCTGCGGCGCGCATCCGGCGTTCTTCCTCGGTCACGTTGTCCGCGCCGATAAGGGCCGTTCCTGCTACGTTCTCGCGGCGGGGCGGGGCTGCTGAATTGGGCGCGGCGGCGGCGGTTGGCGCCGAAACGGGCGCAGGTGCAGCGGCGGGCTTTTCTCCCCGGCGTTCGGCCAGCATCGTGCGCAAGCCTATGCGGGTGCTGTCTGACATTACAGTCCCTCCATACCTTGCATGTTCTTCACGGCGCCGCCGACCTCTTTGGCGACGCGGCCCATCTGTTCGGCTTCGGCTGCGGCCTGTGCTTGCGCCCGACCTTCGGCGCGCTGGGCGGCCAAGCCCTCTGCTTCCTGTTCGCTCCGCATCCAGTCCGCTGGCGTGCGCATACCCTCAAGGCTGTTGCGCAGGGCCTTCTTGATGTCCAGAATGGTGTCGGCATCCGGGTCCATTTCCGCGGCTGCCATAAGCATACTGCGGGCCTCAAGAAAGCTGTGGCCTTTCTGGCGGTCCTCGGCTTCGTGCAGCGGGCTTTCAAAGCGGAATTCGATGTCCTGCCCGCGCAGGGATTGCGGCATGTCGTATGCCGACCCAAAGGCTCCGGCGCGCAGCATCAGTTCAAAAGTCTGGTTGCAGACTTCGCCGTTGTAATTGACTTCCATCGGCTCGAATAGCGGCAGGGCGTTTCGGACATATTCCTGCACGCGCTGCCCGACCTCATAGGCGGTCATATCCCGCCCGGCTTCGACCGGGGGCATATTCAGCTTGTTCAGGTAAAACGCTTCCATCAGCAAGCGTTCCTTATCGCGCAGCATATCGACTCCCAGCGGCAGGCCGCTGTAATCCTGCGGGATCGGGCGGATAGATTCGCCCAGGCGTTCGTCATACTCCTGGTCCACCCATGTCACGCCACCTGCAAAAATGGATATGTCCCCGCGCACCACGTCCTGCGTGGCGATCATCGGCGGGTTTACGGCCTTTTCCCCGGCCTCGATCAGGGTCAGGTTCATGGCCTGAATGGCGCGGGCCTCGGGCAGGCCGACCACGACGGCGGGGCTGTGGGCGTATTGGCTGCCGGATACGGTCTGCCAGCGCGGGATAGAATAAATGGTGGTCCAGCTTCCGCCCTCATACAGGATGGTCTGGTTGTCCATGTCCACATAAATGGAAACATAGGGCTGCGGCCATTTCTTGCGTGCCTCGCCATTATCGTCCGTGGCGGTCCCGGTCTGGTATTGATCGGACGGCATAACGATATGGTAACAGTTAATCTTTTTGTACGGCTCGCGCGCCATGCATTCCTTGACGCGGGGATGCACCTTATCGGGGAAGCGGGCGACAAGGGCGCGGGCTTTGGCGGGCCATTTGCGGATGATGACATCGGTGACAAGCATATCGTTTTCGCACCATGCCATATCGCGCAGGTGCCAGCATTTATAAAGCAGGGTCGAACGATCCGGGGTCAGTTCCGTGGATATGGCGCATTGGCCGAAGGTGGCGAAGTCGTGGTCGCCCTCCTTGGTGGCGCGCACAAATTGCGCTGCCGGGTCATACATCGCCCGGCGCATGACCTTTTCCTTGGATTCCAGCCATTGCTTGCCGGGGGTGTCGACTCGGTCGTCGCGGCGGGTTCCGATATGAAACCAGTCCTTTCCGTTCGGGCGCAGCATCCCGGAAATGGATTCGCCCAGTGACCGGCGGATCATCAGCGGTACGCTGCTCATCAGGTGCGCGGCGAATTCTTCGCCCAGTGACCTGTTGGTGGTGAAGTCGGCGCGCTCCGGGTAAAACTGCTCCGCGATCTCCTGCCACAGGCTCATGATCGGGTCTTTTTTCCCGAATAGGTATTCCGCCTGTTTGATCAGTTCTTTTACCCGGCTGTCCATGGGCCTACCCCAGCCTGTCGTCGTCGGTCAGCATCGTGCTGGCGCGGCCCGTGGCGGCGGCGCGGCGCGCGGCGGCTTTGCGCTTTTCGGAACGGCCCGCTTCATCGTCCATAATAGGCATGACTTCCGGGGCTTTCACCTCTGGAATCTTGACGGGTTCCGGCGGCGGGGGCAAGGCAACGGGGGCGGGTTTGGGGGCGCTGAAAAATCCCATAATTAACTCCTGACGTAATGAAGGTTTGTTCCGGTCACTTTAAAACAGAATTTCTTGAAAAGATTGGCAAATTTTGCATCGTTCTGGCCGTCATCATCGAATCCAGAATGGCATCCGCAATACAGGATGGCGACATCGTCCTGCGCCTGCACCCATGCCACAATGGCTTCGACCAGGGCGCGGGCGGCGCCGGTGCCGCGGTATGCGGGCGCGACCAAAAACATATTCAGGTCGGCTTCGGCCTGCTTGAAAAAGCTGCGGCCTTTGTAAATGATTGCGCATCCGGCCATCACCTGGCCGTCCTCGCATACAATCACGGCCAGATCGGGGTGGCTCACGCTCAAGGTCACGGTTTCGCGGGCCTGTGCGGTGCAGACTTCCTGAATGCCATGCTGCATTGCTTCCAGATAATTCTGGTGCAGGAATGCGACGACCGCATCAATATCATCGGTCCCGGCATATCGGCATTGAAGGTCCATAAAGGCAGTCCCCTGTTGGCGGTGCATTCGGCAGGCACAGGCATATTCAGGGCCGGATTATCGGCGGCGGGCGTTTTTCCGCCCCATTATAACAGACGGTCCCGCGCTTTGCTTGCGGTTTTGTCCGTGGGACAGGTTCTTCGCGCCGTCAAACCACGCCATTACCACGGCATCCCCGTCATCGCATGATCGGCCCAGGCGCTTGGTTACATCTTCCTTGGGTTCCAGCACGATTTCAACCCCCACAATTTTGAAGCGCGGCGCAGTCAGGTCGGCCACAAGGCGCGGGTTTTCCGGTAATTGTATCGGGCTGCCGCCGGGCTGGTCCGGGTCGAGGGCTTCGCGGAATTGCCAATATGCCTGCGCGCGCTTGTTCTTGAATTTCAGCTTTCCGCCAAGGGGCCGGGCATGGCTGGTTTCCGCCCCCTTATAGGCATAATAATCCACGCCTGCGCTGCCAAGGCTCTGGATGACGCCTCCGCCATAACCCCCGCCCATGTCCACCACGGGGATGGCCTTGTCCTTGCGCTTGGCCAGAATCACCGCGGCCAGGTCGCTGCCCAGCGGGGTCTGCTTGCCGGGGATGCTAATATTGTGGTCATACCATCCATCATACCGCATGGCGATGATGCTGTTGTCCGGCCCGCCCTGCGCCACGTCGATGCCCATGGCGCACATCGGGATGCCCGGCGGCGGGTTCGGGCGCCAGCGTTTCTGCGCGGCCTTGATCCAGTCCGTGGGGATACATTGCCAAAGGTCATCTTTGATCGCGTCGTCAAATTTGCCGTCGCGGTACGCGGCCCGGATTTCGGCGGGCAGGGAGTCAAGGTTCGCGGCATAATCCTCGCCCAGATACGGGTTGTCGGCCAGGCCCGCCCGGATAAAGCAGCGGGACCGGGACCGGACAATCTCGATGTCCTCGGTCTTTTCTTCCGGCTCGCCCTCGGCCACAGGCTCGATCAGGGGCAGTTCCCCGTCCCCGTGGATGATTCGGTACTTGCCCGCGCGCTTGACTTCATGGCTGCGGTCGTCGCGGTCCATGATAAAATGGCGGATCTCGCCGGATTTGGCCGGGTTCGGGTGCCGCGGGTCCAGCCATGGCGCCCAGTATTCAATCACCCATAGACCTTCTGCCGTTGTCGGCGGGTTGCCCGCGCATACGATGCGCGACCGCTGGCCGGGCATTGTGGTCCGGTTCCATGTTTTAATAAACATAAACTGGGATTTGGTGAAGTCGGGGATCTCGTCAAAGGCGATCAGGTCATGCGGGATGCCCTTGTATTTCTGCTTGTCCTGCTCGTATTGGCATCCGCCGATGTCGATGATGCGCTCTGCGATTCGCCAATGCGGGCGCGTGCCCATCTTCCTGCCATCGGTATGGCCTATGATTTCCTCAAGCGGGATAAAAAGTTCTTCGGCCTCTTTGGATTGGCGGCGCAGGATCAGGCTGCGGTGGTGATTGGTCAGGGACAGGCCCAGCAAAAGCGATGTCTTCCCGCCCCCGGCTTCTCCGCCGTAGAACAATTCATCCGCCTCGCAAAAATAGGCTTCTGTCTGCGGGCCGGGCGTGGGTATCCATAGCATATCCTTGGTCGCGGCCAGCGCCTCGGCCTCGATTGCCGCCTGCGATTCCGGGTCCAGTGCGTCGATACGCTGTATCAGTTCGTCTAAAAGGCTGTTGCCCATATTCCCCTCGCCCCTTCATCATGGCCTAATGCCGGGCTGCGGTAAACCCTGCCGGGCCATGGTCCTCGGTTTCGATGCCCGTGGCCGTGCGAGTGATTCGCACGATGCGCTGGGTGCTGGCGTCCCCCACGGGCGCTACAATCCTGCCCCCGATTGAAAGCTGCGCCAGAAGGCCGTCGCCTATAACCGGGACCGCGCAGGCGGCGATGATGCCATCAAAGGGCGCATGCTCCGGCCATCCTGCGAATCCGTCCCCGTGCCGGGTGGTTACGTCATATCCCAGCGCGCGCAGGTCGCGGGTCGATCTCTCATAAAGCCCATGGATATATTCGATGCTGAAGACTTCCTGCGCCTGCAAGGTCAACAGCGCGGTCTGCCATCCGCATCCGGTTCCGATTTCCAGTACCCGGTGGCACGGCCCCAGCAGGTCCAGCATACGGGCGATGGTGCTGGGTTTTGACGCATATACGCCGTGGCCTATGGGGATGTTTGCATCCTTGGCGGCTTCTGCGGCATATATCTCCGCCACAAAAGGATGGCGCGGCACCCGTTGAAGGATGCCGCGCCAGTCTAGTCCGGGCTGAATGCCCGTAATCATTAATCGTCGGCAGATGCGGTGCCGATGGCTCCGCCGGTGGCGCCGCCGCCCACGTCTTCGTTGTAGTAGTTGCGGAAGCACAGGCAGGTATCGGCCACGATGGATGCCGCCATGGTCGCAAGGTTGCTGACGATGTCGTTGTCGCGGATGATGCCCGTGGTGCCGGTCAACAGTTCAATGCCGGGTTCGGAATTGATGTTGCCGCCCACGCCGTTCACCAGCAGGTTTTTCTCGATCAGGACGTTGGTGGACAGGGTGGTGTCCCCGATGATGCAGCCCGTGGAGTAATCGCCATAGATTTTGTTGCCACGGATGACCGTGTTGGCGGTATCCGCATCCATGTGGATGGCGGCGACGGCGGCGGCGATGCCTTGGTCGATCACGTTGTTTTCGATCACCGTGCCGGTGTTGTCGTTCACCATGTGGATGGCGGCGGTGAATTCGTCCGTACCGGCGGTGACGACATCAAAAACGCAGTTCTTGATGGTCGTGTAGTCGATGCCGTCTTCGATTTCGATGCCGATGGCCACGCTGGTCACGTCCGCACTAAAGCGCAGGCCGTCAAGCGTAATGCCGTTGGCGGCGATGCTGATTTCAGCATTGGCATGGTTCATCAGGAATTGCGGCATATCGTCGCCCTTCCCAAGGCCCAGGACATAAACCCCGGCCACGTCCAGCGCATAGCTGGCGGTCAGGGTTTCAGTGTGGCCCGGCAGGACCACGATCAGGTCGCCCTGTGCTGCGGTCACAAGGTCAAAGGCCAGCGCCAGCGTGCTGACGGCGGTGCCCGGCGATTTGCCGTTGCCCGTGGCAGAGCCATTTACCGAGTCGACGTAAATCGGGGTGCTGCGGGTGACGACGCCAGGGCCGACACGGCGACCGCCGACAATCAGGTTGTCGTATGCATCCAATCCGAGGCGGCTGCCGTGGATGGAAGTTTGGATTTCATCAAGAGCCATAGGGATAACCTCCAGTATAGGGTTGTTGTGCAGACTGCCGCATCATGCGGATTGAAAAACAGCGTACCCCGACAGTGTGCTATATCGGGACGGGAAGGGCAAGGGCGGGGGTGGTGATTGCTTCAGCCAGCTATCGGTGCGGCCATGTGCCTTGGAATATCCAGTATAGCAGGATGCCCGCTATAAGCAGGTGCGTGATAATGCTGATGACTGTGATTATAATTTCCATAGGCTAGGGCGTATAATTCCGTTGATGCCGCGCCTCAAGATGCGCGATGATCGCGGCGGCTTTGGTGTCGTCTAGGTATTCATTGCCCATGGCGAAGGAGTACATTCTAGCGGTGTTTGCCAATGGTGTACCTGTCCCCGGTCCAGCCCCAATAAACAGCGCTTGCGAAGCGTCTGCGCTTGTAGAGTTAAAGGTTATAGCAGCGGCGGTTCCAGTCGTTGTATTTTCCCACCGCGCAATATTCCCCGATCCGTCATACGAAATAATGACGACGTAATCCGTGCCGGGAGTAAGACTGCCAAAGTTGGTTGCGCCTTGGCTTGTATCACCGCGCTGAACAAAAAAGTTCGTTTCGCTTGAGGATGTCCCGCCTCGAATGCCTACATTCGTTGAGGTCGTTTGTGTGGAATAAACAATTTGCGTCGGCGCCACGTTAATAACACGGTACGTATAAGCCATCCACCATGGCGTGCCGCCAGTCGTTTTATGAAGGGCGTTTAGAAAAGTTGTGTTGGTGCCGTCCTTTTTTTGAAATCTATCTCCACCATCAAACGACCAGTACGCCGCAGCATCACCCGGCGTCCCCGTGAATGTCGGGTATGTGGTGCTTGTTGCGCCATTACCCCTAAAGAAATCATAATCCGTCTGCGCACTCCCATCCGCAGGAGCCGCAATAAGGTTCGCCCATGTAGTCCCCGTTCCCGGATAACTCGCCGCCTGTGTCGCATCCAGATCAAACACCGTTGAGGCTAGGACGCCGTCCAGATAGGGCGATCCCGCATCACCCGCTGCCGCGCCATCCTGCCACCTGCGCGAAAAGCTGCCATCGGCGCCATTGAACGTCCCGTTGCGACCGCTGAACAAGCCGCCGCGCTGCCGTCCATTGAACCGGGGCGGGAAGATCATGGCTTACCTCGTCACGTTCATGGTGATGACCACATCGGCATCCCCTGCGCTAGGGGCGATCAGGCTGATTCGGTTAATCCCCTTTACAAGGCGCTGGGTCGGGTTCAGTTCCGGGGATACCCCGCCGGTCAGGGATGCGGTCGGGACAATGGCCACGGGGGTGACGGTGAAATTGTCCACGGTCCCGGTAAAGCTATTGCCGTCAAAGCCGATAATCTGGGTGGCTCCGGCCACGATGATTTCATCAATGGCGCCCGTGGCCGTAACTTCCGTGCCTTGCGTCCCGCCAACAATGGGGAAAACCCCCCCCGCGCTGCGGGTGACATCACCCGTGACGCGGTACGCCTGGCCCTCGATCAGGGTGATGGCGGCGGTCTGGGTCAGGTTGGCGCTGGTGGCGCTCGATGCTACCCCTACGCCACCGGCGATGGTCCAGTCCGTGCCCTTGGTCCAGTCCGTGTCGGCGGCAAAAGCGCCGTTGGTGACGGCATCGCTCAAAGTATCTGTAAAATACTGGGCATAGAAGTCTGCCGTGGCGCTGAAAAAGATATGGGTGGCGTCCTCCGGGACATCGTAGCTGGCGGCGACAGTCGCGCTGTCCAGTACCACGCAGTCCGTATAGGCGGGGGCGCGCAGGGCGTAGCTGTTCTGGTGCTTGTCGATCTCGGTATTGGGGACGGTGTTTGTCATGGCGCGGCCTCCGGGTTTGACTGTGACCGGGCGCATCGGCCCGCTATGTTCTGGCCTATGTTACCGCGCCCGGCGGGGCGGGGCAAGCAGGGCGGGATAAAGGGCGTGGTGGTTTTTGGGGGCACCATTTTCGTGATGTCAGGAAAATGGTCAGGGCGGCAAGCGTGTATCATTTCCGATACGGGGTGCGCTGCCGCCCTGTTTATGCCAGCCCTCTTTACGGGAATTCCCTCAAAGTGTTTACGCTACCCTGTCCTCGGACAAGGCAGACCGCAGACGATGCGGCTCTGCTGGGTTTATGCCGCGCCCTCGGCCCATGTCACTCCGCGCCGGGAAAGCCGGGGCCGCATTCCCGTACTTCGAAGCGGTGGGGTCAAGGCCCGCTTTTAAAGGAACAGACAACCGGCGCCAGATCAGCCTATCACGGATTGTATGGCAAAAGAAAACCCCGCCGTCCCGGTGAAGGGAAGCGGCGGGGCCTATCGCGCCTGCGCGGTGCAACCAGAAGGAACCGGGTGGGGTGTCATCTGTCCGCGGCGGGCGTGATTGTGTTTGAATTTACCTGTCCACGATGCGCCATTCAACCGTATTGTGGACGTATGACTTCATTTTCCGGTGGCAGTACCGCGCCCACCATTTCCAGCGCGCGCCCAGCCAGCGATCCGCCCATAGGTCGTGATTCTCTTTGTCGAAAATCTTTACCCTTGTTTTCATGGCTAGGCGCTTGCCTTGCATTTGCGCTTCGATCATAAGGGCAAACGGCGGTAATGGCGGCAGGGAAGCTATGCGTTTCAGGTGTCGGTATCTCATTCCTCCCCCTCCATCTTCGGCGCGGCTGGCAGGGGCATCCAGTGGGTGGGCTTTATATATGCCGTACGCCAAGCCCCATCCCAATAGCACATATCCCACATTTCTTGCTCCTGCTCCGTGTCAAAATCAAAATGCGTTTCTGGGGTAAATTTTGCGACAACTGGTCTGTTTTTCTGGACGCCTTCGTTGCTGTAATCATCTTCGGTAGTTTCGCCACCGCAGAGAAGGATAAAAGTCCCATCCCTCGGCGCACTCTCAATAGGCGACCAACCGCCATTAATCATCCCGCGCTGGGCGAGGTGGTCTATGGTGTCACATACGACATTGAACAGGTCCGCCGGGTGGACATCATTATTCCCGCATATCGCATTGCTTATTGCTGTTTTCAACTCATCCAGCCCATCGGCTTTCGGGTGGGTCATGATTTCCCCACTATCGCTATTTGATAGGATTCGGCACACGAATTGCACAACGCCTTAACCTGATTTCGGTCGCACATTTCAAGATAATGCTCGGTCAGTTCAGCATCGTAAAACGCCTTTCCGTTGCAAACCGCGCACAAATGATAATCACCTAAAGCCATTAACCCCTCCCATTACAGTGTTGGCAGACAAGATATTCCGGCTCTAAACAACAGCACGTATCATCCATGCAAGAGCAGTCCGGGCTTTCACCTGTTCCGGCGCAGTAGTCGCATTCATCATCCATCTCACTCTCCTTCGCCTGTTTTATTATCGGGGGTGGTCATGACCGGGAAATCCTTGTCATCTTGTCGCAATGTTCACATTTGGTGCGCTGGCGCTGGTCTAATCGTTTCATTTCGTCATGGTATTGACGATAACTATTCATCCAGCGGCTTTCCTTGCGGCACAGGTCAACAAGCACGGCCATGGGGTTAAATACCTTCGGGCAGTTTTTGCACGTAACGGTGTCGGCCTGCGGGTCAATAAGATAGGAGTGTTCGCGGCATTCACCGGGAGAATACGTCACCAGTGACAGCATCTTCTCGCCATCGTCGGGCTTTTTGAATGTGACGCCCAAGGGTATGATTTTGTCGTCAGCCATCCCTCACCCCTCATCCGTTGCGGCTTGCGGTGGGGTGCTGACTAGATATTCGCGCACAACTTCTTCGGCAAATTCCTTCAAACGCCTTGTCGAAAACGTGTGATATATGCGTATCTGATCATCAATACCTTCTTGCAGGTTTCTGTATATTTCGTGCGTGCAGGCGATCTCAAGGATGCGCTCTGTGTTCAGTTCCACCCCCACGCCGTCCGGGATTGCTCCATCATACGGGCGCAGTTCCTGATAAACGTAGTACCGTGTCGCGCCGTCATGATCATCACCAGCGGTTGAACGGCGGCAGATGAACAGGTCGGAGCCGTCCGCGATTGCGGGGGTGCGGGATACCTGTTGCGCGTTATAGATTACGTCCATGATCGGCTTAACTTCACCCGCTTTTTCCGCCGCAGTTACAAGTTCGGGGCCAGCCAAGCCAGCCAAATATTTAATCGTGTCGATGCAGTCCTGAACTTCCGGCAAAATCCCATCTTTCAAGTCTTTGTTTGTCATTGGTTTTGCTCCTTAGTGCGCGTTGTCCATGTCGTGCTGTGTTCGACTTCAACTTCAAAAGTCTTGCCGCATTTCCGGTTGTCACAGGTTTCTTCGGTGTATTTTTCGGAAAAATAGTGTGGCTCATCTGCGGTGTATTGTCTGCCACAGTAAGGGCATTTAGGGCCTTCGGTTTCGTATTCCTCGTTTTCTTCGTCCGCCTCAATCGCGCCAGCAATGGCGGCTTTTATTTCGGTGGTCATTATTCTTCCTCAAAACCTTGTTGGAGTTTGATCGCATCTTCAAGTTTCTGTACCATTTCACCGAGGGCTAGCCTCACGGAAACATCTGCGTTTCGTATGCAAAGACGTTTCTGCACATAAGCAACCTCCGCCGACAGCCTGCAAAGTACGTTCAGCGCTGAGTTCTGTGCGGCGTGAGTCATGTTTTTGTATTCCATTATTTTCCGCCCCGCCCGTTATTGAGGTACGGTTCACAAAGTTCTATGGCTTCTTTGTTCTTTTCGTACACCTCGTGTCTAATATCTTTATCGTCTTCTAGGTGGTATTTCAGAGCCATAAAAGTAATACGCGCATCGCGCAGCGCCTGATATACCTTCTCCACCACATCCCCCGGCACCCCAGCCTGCGCGGAGAGAAGGGCGGCGCGGACGGTTTTAACATCATCGCAATGCGTATTGAACGCCTTAGAATAGCTTTCGGGGTTCATAAGTTCGTGGTCGTCAGAACCTATGCCGTACATTGCGTCTGAGGTTATCCGGTCCAGCGCCTCCAAAGCCCCCCGATCACCCGTGACCGCAGGGGGGTGGGATTTCAGGGCTTTCCGCACGGTTTCGCGTGTCGGGTGGTATCGCGTCCAGTTCACGGTTTCCCACACGCGACTGACAAGGGATTGCTTTTTATGTGACCATGTTTCCATGTCGGCAGTCTTGTAAGGCGCCTCTGGCATCGCGTCCTTGTGCCGTGCAATATCTGCCAACAGATTAAACAGTTCATCGTCAGCATCCCCGCCCTGCCGTTGCGCGGCGAGGTGGGCGCGAATACAGTTAGCCAATACATCGGCAATCATGCCATCGCTTGCCAATGCTTCCAGTTCGTCTAATGCGGCCATTACTTCGGACTTTTCAGGTGGTATGTATTTCTGCGCTGCAAAATGCGACCTTGCAGCCTGTGTAATTATCTGCGCGTCCGGTCCTGCAATCGTATAGCCGGACTGGTTAGAGTATCGCTTCAAAGCCGCTTCCAGCTTGTCTAAGTCGGGGTGGGTCATTTCTTGCTCCCATAATTCTTTATCATTTTATCAGCGATAGCCGCCCATCCTTCAATTATCTCTCTTTGGATGTCATCTTCAATTGCCTCCCACTCATCGCCTATTCCTTTTCTGTCGGTAAGGTCATTCAATATAGCGGCTACAATTCTCTCTCCCACGGTCATTTCACTCTCCTAAAATTCAATATCAAACGGGTCATTCTTTTCTGGCATAGCACTTGGGTCAGTAACCATCTTGTGGCCATACTTACCTTTACTGTTAACGTGCATTTTATGCGCATCAATACATGGGAACCGCTTTCCACACTCGCACTGATAAGGCTTATTGTTTTTTGGTGCCGTGCATTTCGGCGCACCTTTACGGCCATACCGTTTATATTCCCGGTGTTCACGCCAGTAATCGCCAACGTCACCCATCATCCCTCACCACCGGAACGTCAACCCATTCCCCGGTTGGGGTTTGGTATTGGAGGATGGGGATAGTCCGGTATGGCGTCACTAGATTACCGTCACATAACATGAGATCACCGCCGCCAAATCCAGAGTAATCCTTGCGCTCAACGTATCTAATCGGCGGGGTCATTGTACCTCCGGTACAAATTTATGGTCACACTCCGGGCATTTAACAAGGCCGACAATCGTCATGTCTTCGCGCACAGCAACGCCGTCAACGATAACCAAACGCCAGCGGTCTTCCATGTCCTCGCCCTGTGCATCCAGATAGCCTGACAGCCCAAAATCAGGGTACTTTGCTTGCATATTCTTAATGATGTAATTGCAGGCATTTTCAGCAAAGTAAAACTTCTCGTTGCCATCGTACTGAATGCCTTTAAAATCCTTGGTCAGTTCGTATTGAATATACGAAAGTTGCAAACCGAACTTCTTGTAAGCTGGCATATCGTCTGGGTTATCGCCCAGCATACCGTTCAAATATGCCAGCCTGTCAGCATCCATAGGGCAGGTAAATTCAAGTACGCCTTTAAATTCTGTGTTGTATCCCATCACTTCTCTCCTATTCAAAATTCACAATCACGCCATCATCCGTATTCTCAACGCTCGCCGCCGTGCCGTGTACGTCAATATCAGGGTATCCGGCTGCTGGGGCGATTTCGTTAAGCTGCTCCGGCAACACTTCGCTGTTGTCCTTTACTGCCTTAACAACTTCGTCAATCGGCGCAAACGCACAGCAAGGCGTTACCCCTGAAAGGCATTGTCCAAGGGCTTCGTATTTCGTGCCGCATTGGATTATGGTTGCGGTGATAGGCATGACTGCGCTGGCGCCATGGTCCTTTGCATGGGCCGCGACTATCCCGCAAAACATGCCAAGGATAAAGCCAGCAGTAAGGCCAAGGTATAGATAATGGCGTTTTTTCATTTGGTTATTCCTTTATTTCCAGAGGGTCATACATATTGTCCAGTTCGGTCTGCGCAGGAACCGTTTCCAGCTTGGGCGCATCGCCAGTCACAGCCTTCCGCGCCGCGATCTCGGCGGCGGTGAATTCATCGCTGTCCACGGGCAGTTCGGCCTCGATGGTTTCGGTCTGGCCGTGGCCATAGTCAATGTTGGCCTTCATTGTGTATTTACCCTTGGATTCGGGCTTGGCCTTTGCCGGGGCCTGGTCGGTGATTTTGGCGAATATAAAAGACTGAAAGGCGCCGACCAGGGTGTACCGCGGATTGCCGTCATCGTCATAGTCCACCCGGCGGATCTGCACCCCGCGGTCGTTCTCAAACATGACGTGGTTGTCGGCATCGAATTTATGGAATTGGTCTTCGGTGTCGCGGATGGTGATTGTGGGCATGGGCTATACTCCTGTTCTGATATTAAAGGTCGCCAGCAAAGGCCGGAAGGGTGTTGAAGTCGATGTGCTGCGGCGCATCCATTCCCACCCATAAATCGCGGCCAAAGGCTTTGTGGTAGCGATTGAAGGTTTGGCACGCCTGCACCAGGCGGGCATTGCCTTGGGCCATCAGGGCTTCATTACGGCGGTCGTGAATGCGTCCGGCGGTCACAAAAGCCATGCCCTTCTGGCTGAAGATAAACCGGAATTGCATGACCACCGTCCCGGTGAAGGCGGACAGCCATGCCGGTTCCGGGGCGATGCCGCGCATATACACCACGCTGCCCGCCTCGATCAGGCGCCGGGCTTGCTCCGCAGCTTCCAGATACAGGGCAGACTGCACAAAGTATTTATTCCCGGCGATGGCGTAGTCGATGGCCTTGTCGATCTGCTTGCCTTTTTCGTTGGCGAAGGTCTTCAGGTCCACCACGGCGCCGACCTTGAGATAATCAAAACGGGCCTTCATTAACAGGCCGGGCGGCAGGAATCCGCCTTCAGGGGTAATCCATATCACGGTGACTTCGGGCTGCCCACCGGCCAGCCATGTGTTGATATGCGGATTGCATTCAATGGATTTGGCGGTCAGTTCGATTTCGCGGATGGTCTGCGCGGGCAAGGCTTCCTTGTCCTCGTTTCCGGCCATGTGCCTGGCGCGCATGACTTCCGCGATGCGGCGCTGCGGGGCGGCTTCCATCAGAAGGCGGATGCCCGCATCCTTGGTCTTGAATGTGGTTTTCTGCCCGGCCAGGGCCAGGGCGCCGCGCAGTTCCTCGGTGGTGCGGATGATGTCCGGGTCGCCCGGATCTTCCCAGTCGGTGGCATATTCTGCATAGAAGGCATCGCGGCCCTCAAGGATGCGCTTGTGATAGGCGCGGCCCAGCGCAAAGTGCTGCTTGTCCTCGTTCTTGCGGAACGGGTTCAGCCAGCTTTCAGCCCAGAAGTTCGGGCCGGATACTAAAAGGTTTTTAAGGCTGCTGGATTGCAGGGCCGGGATTGCCAGATAATCGGCAAAAGGCATATTGAAATATACGCCCGGCGCGGGGTGGGGATAAGGCCATGTGGTCATGATTCGGTTCCTTTAACTGGTTGCATCGTCTTTATGCGCCTGTTGCGGCGCGGTGTCAATATCAATTCATGCGGCCATAGGCGATTTTCCGGGCGATTTCTTCCCCGCGCTTTCCCTGCCCGCCGCCCATGCAGGCATTGGGATAGGCATAGACAATATTAAAAACGCGCTCGATCAGGCCGGGGTCGGTGTTCTCCCAGCCATTAAGGCTGGTAAAGGACCAGTCCCCCGCGGCCAGTATCTTGTCGCCCAGCTCCATGGCCTCGATGTCCTGCCGTGCGAATATGGTGGCAATGCGGTGGCCGGTGTTCAGGTGGGTGATGTTCCATTGCGTTAGGCCCAGGTCGGCGGCAAGTTTGTTGTGTCCGTGGTGCAGGCCGATTCCGCCGTCCGATACATAGCCATCGACCACAAAAGTCCCCTGCGGTGATTCGCTTACGGCGATCAGGAATTTGCCTTGGGTGAAGGTGGGGGTCATTCATCTACTCCATCGGTTGTCCATCTTGTCGTAACGTGCGCGGTGATTTTAAACGGCTTTTCACAAAATTCGCATTCATCTTCCTTGTCATCGTCATCATCCCAAGGCATTTCGTTCGGTTCGCGTTCGTGCTTATGTCCACAATAAGGGCATAGTATTTTCCGGTAATTGTCGCAGGTGCGCTGCAATGGTGTTTCGTATGTGCTTTTTGCCTTCATTTCCCTATCCTCCTGCCATTGCTGGCGCGCGGTTCGGTAAATTCAGGGATGCCCTTTAAAGGCTCCCCTGATTTATGGGTGATGATCTGGCGGCGCCCGTTCACGATCAGGGAATACTGGCCATCGACCGGGGCGTATAGCTTGGGGGTGCGGGCGGGTTTCATGCCAGTCCCACCATGCGCTTGTAAACGGCGCGAGTCATTTCGACATCTTCGCGGCAGTATTTTGCGATTTCTTCGATGCGGCCTTCCTTCCATGCGCCATATACCTTGCTGCCGTCCATGCCGTCTTTGCCCTGTATGCCAAAGGCGCGGGCCAGTCGGTCAAGTTTAATGTAATTTTTTGGATCCCATTGCACCATTGTGTCGAACGGGTTTGTATCCCACGGCTTTGCGGTGAAAGGAAAGTGCCGTTTTGTCGGCCTTGTTACGCCCATAATAATCGTGCGCTGCCGGATAATTTTCAGATCAAAGCCTGAAATATTATGACCGATAAACGTGGGGGCGGTGACAGTGGTGTTTTGCGTGACGTAGGTATAAAAATCTTCGATGATTTTTTTCTCGCCCGCGATGTCCAGCGTGTCGAAGGATACGGCGGGGTTTTCCCCGATGGCCACCCCGATGCTTATGATGTGATTGCTGCTGCCATCGAATCCCATTTTATCAATGGCTTCGTTGATGGCGTCATCACGGTCTTCCTCCATCCATTTCTGTATGCTCTCTGGTTTTTTCAGGGTTCCGGGCGGCTTGACGGTTTCATCGCAATACTCGCGCACCCATGGTTCCTGCGAAGGGATTGTTTCGATGTCGATATATACGTTGTTTTCGGTGGTCATAGTCTTTTCCTTTCTGATTAATACTTAATAGCAATATGCGCGACCTGCCCCTTGGCGATGGCCGTCAGGACGGCGATGCCTTGCTGCTCGGTCAGGCCCGGCACGGCCTTGGCCAGCGCGGCCAGGGCTTCGCGGTTGATCTTGGCACGGTGGGCCTTGTCTTCCTCCCGGCGCTTGTCCTCGGCCTCCTGCGCGGACTTCTCACGGGCTTGGCGCTCCTGCTCGGCTTTGGTGGCGGCTTCGGCGGCTTCCGTGGCCTTGCGCTCGGCATCGGCCTTTGCCTGTTGCTCGCGCTCTTTGGCCTGCTGGGCTTCCAGTTCAGCCTTGGCGGCGCGTTCGGCTTCGGCCTTTACCCGGCTTTCCGCTTCCTGCCGGGCCTTTTCCTCGGCTTCCTTCTGGCGTTGGCGCTCCCGTTCCTCGGTTTCGCGCTGGATACGGGCTTCCTCGTCGGCCTTGGCGCGGGCTTCGGCATCCGCGCGCAGCTTGGCCAGTTCGGCCTGTTCGGCTTCGCGCTTCTGAATGCCGGGCAGGGCGGCGTTCAGGTTTGATGTCACGGCGGCATAGAGTTCGTCGGCAAGGTGCTGAAAGTCTTGCCAGTCGAACGGGCTGTCGCCTTCGACCAGATAGATTTCCTTGGCGTGGTCGAGTTGCGCGGCAATGTCGGCGCTGGTGGTTTCGGGGTTAATGCTGCCCATAGCATCCAGCGTTTCCAGCCTTGCCTTCAGCGCATCCGTGCGCACGCGCTCGGCTTCGACCCATGCGTCATGCGGGGCCAGAACCGCCTGGCGGATGTCCTCGATGGCATCGCGCAGGTGCTTGCGCCCGGCATCGACCAGGGCGACCTGCTTTTTGGCATCCTCCACCAGTTTTTTGCCCATTTCATCCAGGGCGTTTTTGCTGGCGTTCACTTCGCGGGCCAGTTTGCGGATGGCTTTGCGGCCTTCCTCGGTTTCAAGGTCAGGCACAAACGACTCGGCCTTGGCGCGGATCTTGGCCACCAGGTCATCGGCGGTCTTCCGGGTGTCCTCGGTAAACAGGGCAAGCGGGTTGATGTTCTCTATGGGGACAAGGCCGGTGCCGATGTCTTCGGCTTCGGTGTCCACGGTTTTCAGGGCGGTTTTGCTCATAATTTTTCTCTCCTTGTGTTGATAGCGGTTTGCATCTGTTTGTTAATTTCTTCCATGATCATCATGGCGTTGGCGTCCTCAAGGGTGGACAGGATGCCAAAAAGGGCATGGGCGCATCCCCATGCGGATCCGGTCGTCGCGGCCTGAAGGTTCATGTGGCCGGGGATATAAAGGCCCTCGACCTGTTGCCGGGACAGGGTAATGAATTCCCCGGTGGTCCTGCCGACATAGTCGATAAACCGGGCATAATCACGCTCGGCCTGTGCCTTGATGCGCCGGGCCTTTTCGGCTTCGGTCAGGATATTGTCATTGACGGCGGCGTGGCGCGGCATCCGGTCAGGGAAGTGGGTGTCGTATATGGGGGCGCTGATTTCCACGGTCATATTATCTCCCCCATGAAAGCGGGCCGATGCTGCCGGTCTGGGGCCGGGCCTGCGTTTTAATCAAAATAACTTCGCCCTTGTCCAGCAGCTTGTCCCAGTGATCGGCCACCATGCCATCGGCATACTGGCGCTTAGCCGATTCGCCAAGGTGGTCCATGGTATCGGCCCATAACAAGGCATCTTTTTCCATCAGTTCGTTCAGGACCGATTCCTTAATGCGCACAAAGGCGGCGGCATCGCATACACGGCGTGGCTCCCGGCCAAGGCACGGCGGCGCCATCATCTTGCGCCCGGCCATTAGGCTGGTCATCCAGTGCGTCCCGGCATAGTAAAGGGTGGTCGATTGGGGGAAAAGGCGGTCGCCGGGTTTCCAGCCTGGCGGCGGGACAATCCATGCGAAAAACATTTGGCTGGTTTGATTGCTCATTTTGCACCGCCTTTCCAGATAACAACAGGGCCGTCCTGGTAACGCTCGGCCATGTCGGCCTCGATGTCGGCGGCGATGCTGTCAATATGGTCAGCAAGGTGGGGACGGTCGGCGGCGCGCATTTCATCGCGGATGGCATCAAGGTCGTCCATCCAGCGTTTCATCTGGGCGTCCGTGGGCTGGCGTGATTTAAGGCGTTTGTTCATGTGATTCTCCTTCGGTTGCCCTGTCTTTATGCCGCGCCTGTACCATCATGTCAACAGCAATATTGACACCGTGCTGCAACAAAGATACGTTGGGGCATCGCAACATTATCGGAGTAAAAGCAATGTCGAAGAAAAAAAATGTCATGCAGGTCAAAAAGATCATCGCCGTGGCAGGACGGGATAAGCGTATGGAATATGCCAGCCAGTGGCGCGCGCGGCTCGATGCCTTGTCCGGGCGGAAAAAGGATTCGCTGTCTATCAGTGCCTTCTGCCAGCGGTACGGCATCGACCGCCCCCTGCTCTATCGGATCTCCTGGGGCGAACGGGTGCCGGAATGGGAATCCATTCTGAAGGTCGAGGTCGCGCTGGCGGCGGAGGGTGTTTAGGGGGTGTTGGTAAGCCTGTTGATAACCATGTATGAATGGCCGTTTTTTCCACAGAAAGGACATAACAAAAAAATGCGAGTGTTTTGTCCCGTGGCGTCCCAGATCAATACAGTGTTTTTACACAGCCATCGACTCGGCAGTTTGCTTGGCGCGAATCGTGAAGCGGCAGGATTTATCAACAGGTGGTTCCACTACCTTTAAGAGTCTTTAAGAATCCTTTAAGAATATAGGTAAAAAATGTTACGGAAAGAACAGCACCTTTACATTGCACGTTTTGAAAATTGCGGGCAGGAATGTGCAAAGGTTGGTATCAGCCATAATCCTGTCATACGCATGGATGGTTTAAACGGCATCGGGTATAAGCACCCTAAAAAAATGCCGTATAGCCTTTATGCGGTTTTTTCTCTTGGTAATTCGGCTCTGGCTAAGGAAATTGAATCCCTGGCCTGTAAGAAATTCAAGCCTCTGTTCAGGAAGGAATATTTGGACCAGCACCCTGAAAGAGTTTTTGCTTATTGCTGGAAAATACTGAAGGAACGCGGCATAAAGCCCAGCGCGATATGGCGTGCAGATGGCGGTGCCGAATGACTCGCCCCAGTATATACAACCTGCCCGCCCGCAAGCCGCGCATGGCACGTCCAGAACAAAGGATGCAGATAGCCATATTTAACTTTCTGCGCCCGTTGATGGCGCTGCCGCAATTCCGTGACAAGTTTCTGGCTTTCCATGTCGGCAACGGGGGCGGGCGGTCGAAGGCCGAGGCGGGCATCATGCAGTCCATGGGCGTCATGGCTGGGGTGGCGGACATCGTGATGCTGTTTGCGGGGAAGGATAATTTGTCTGGCGAACCGCCATATCCAGAAACCGTCTTCATCGAACTGAAGGCATACAAGGCGCCGCCGCCGGTGCGCCTGAAAAAGGATGGCACGCCAGTTAAGGCGCGGGTCAGGTCGGAGAAGACAGAAACCGGCCTTGAGGATTCGCAGATAGAATTCCGCGACCGGGTGACGGTCATGAGCTTCAGGTATGTCCTGCTTATCGTCAAGGATGAGCGCGATGCCGTGGGGCAGATTGTGAAATTGATGCGGGAATATGGGGTGGGTGTATGAAAATCACCATACTAACCGCCGCCCTTATCGCCATGTTTGCTTTCGGCCTTGGGCTAAAGGCCGGGCGCTGGGATGCCAAGCATGGGTATGAAACAGGCAAGCGGCACGGGGAAATGATTAGGGCTTTTTGGAAAGGGTTTAGGGGGTATGGGAATGAATAATCTTTTGCCGCCTGGTCCGTTCTCCGTGATTTATGCGGATCCGCCTTGGGATTTTAAAACGCGCAGCGTGAAGGGTAAGGATGGCCGTCCCCAGCACTATGATCGGATGAGTCTTGCCCAGATCAAAGCCCTGCCGGTGGCCGAGGTCGCGGATAAGGATTGCTGGCTGTTCCTGTGGACTACCGGGCCACATTTGCCGCAGGCTTTCGCGGTGATTGATGCGTGGGGTTTCAAATACAGCGGCATGGGCTTCACATGGATTAAGTTAAATCGCAAGGCCACCACGTTGTTTATCAGCCTATCGGATTTATTCATGGGGGGCGGGTACACGACGCGGAAAAACGCGGAATTCTGTTTGTTGGCGCGCCGCGGATCCCCGAAGCGAATCAGCAAGAAGGTGCGCGAAGTGCTGATAAGCCCTGTTCGGGAACACTCGCGCAAGCCGGATGAGTTTTATGACCGCATAGAAACATTTGCAGCGGGGCCATATCTTGAAATGTTTTCAAGGACATCTGCGCCAGGCTGGTCATCATGGGGTAATGAAACGAATAAATTTGTTTATGGTGATTGACACCATCCCGCAACAGTCCTATAAAAGCGGGGCAACCAACGAAGGAGAATCATTTTGATACGCGAATTAAATAAAATCACCGTCGATACCCCGCGCAAGTTTGGATGGCATGATGGCCGTCCGGTCTATGCGCGCGGATGCCTTGTGACCATATACCGTCCTGTGCGCTGGGATATGCTGCGCGCGGGCGGCTCGATCACGGGGGATATGTCCCGTGGCGGGTTATTCCGCCGCGCCCTGCGCCGTCTGGCTGTCTGGATGGGGGTGTAGGATGGGGGATAAAATTGGACACACGCCGGGGCCTTGGGAAGTTCTCTATAACGATTCCCCCATGCGCCAAAATCAAGTTTCTGTTCGATCTGCTTATGACGGTTCGGTAGCTAATTGCTGGAACGGACCGGAAAAGCCGTGCAGCGAAACTCTAGCCAACGCCCACCTAATCGCCGCCGCCCCCACCATGCTGGCTGCGCTTCAGCATGCGCTGAAAGCAATTAACGATTATCCAGATCGTCAGCATCCCATGACGGCATCGGAGGTCATTATCCGCGAGGCCATTCTTGAGGCCGGGGGTGAAATATGACCGACAACGATGACCTGGTCGAAATCGACGCTGTCCTGGTCCCCGCAAAGGAAACCGCCGCGGCATATTGCGTGGATCCCGGTTTTGTGGACCTGAAGGGGGAACCGACCGGGAAGCTGGTCTGGCTTCCGAAGTCGAAGTGCAAGCTTGAGGGGCGCACCGTGCTGTGCCCTGAATGGCTGGCGATACGCGAAAATTTGGTATAACCCATTATTATGGAGAGAAAAATGAATCTTACTATCGAATTTCTGAAAAAACACAGGATTGAGTTTAGTGTTTCTGTAGAGGGGGAGATTAAGGTCGGCGGCAGCCTCTACCTCAGCAGCGTGACGAGCCTGCCGGAGGGCTTTAACCCCACCGTCGGCGGCAGCCTCTACCTCAGCAGCGTGACGAGCCTGCCGGAGGGCTTTAACCCCACCGTCGGCGGCTACCTCGACCTCAGCAGCGTGACGAGCCTGCCGGAGGGCTTTAACCCCACCGTCGGCGGCAGCCTCTACCTCAGCAGCTTTAAGGGTAAAAAACCTGATTGTAAGAATATACCACAAGGGTTTAGTGCAAGCCTGCGACTGTCCATCGAAACCCGTTTTAATGCCAAAGGCTTTACCGTTGCTGACGGCATACTCGCCCGTATTATTCAGGCACGGGGGCCGCTGAAAAAAATCATTGTCGCGGGGAAAAAGGAATGCACATGGCTGGCATCATCGGATGATGGTATTGTCCACGCTCATGGAGATACGGCGGCAGAGGCTCTGGCGGAACTGGCTTTCAAGTTGGCAGATAAAGGTGATCTGTCCGATTTGCGCGCCATGCCGATGGATACGGTAAAAACGCCGCAGGAGTGGGGCCTTGTGTACCGCCGCGCCACGGGGGCCTGTAAGTCAGGCACAAAGCATTTCATGGCGCAGAAAGTGACTAAGGAATCCTATACTTTGGCGGAAATCCTTGAAGAAACCAAGGGCGCGTTTGGTGCAGAGCGTTTCCGTGAAGTGGTGGGGGCATAACATGACCTACCCCACCGACCCTGGCCACCAGGCCCATAGTGAAACCAGTGCCGCCGCCGCGCGCCGCCTCACCACGGCGGAAAGCATGGAGGCGGAGATCATCGACCTGCTCGAAGGGTATGAAACCGGGTTCACCGGCGACCAGTTGGCGGTCCTGCTGGATGGTCGTGGTTATCCTGGCGTCCAGATCGGCACGATGTCGGCCCGCCTGCGCGGCCTGGAACACAAGGGCAAGGCTGTCCGCACCGCCCTGACGCGCCCGACCAGATCCGGCAGGGATGCCAATGTCTGGATGGCGCCGCGCCATGCCAAGGCCGCGGGCCTTGATGCGCAAAGCGGTCCGCGCAGGCCGTCCGTGGCCGAGTTGCAGCAAAGGGTGCAGGAGTTGCAGCGGCAGGTTACGCGCCTGACGTTGGAGAATGAGGGCTTGCGCAAGCAGGGGGCTTTTTACAGGGAAGGGATTTGATAATGACGCACGTTATTAAAGAAGTTATCTATCATGTTCTGTGGATGGGGCATTTCCTTCTTGGATATGCTGGGTCATATCAACAGCATCGACGCGCATGGAAAAATGCGGTTAGACAAGCGCAAATCGCAAAACGGCAACAGGAGATTTTAAATGACCAAAAAGCCAGCCATCGGCCATAACAGCGGGGAACCGGATCCCGGCGTGGGCCAGCGCCTGAAGTCACTGATTGAGCGAATCGAACGGCTCGAATCAGAAAAGCAGGGTTTGGCCGAGGACATCCGCGACGTGTACGGGGAAGCCCAGGCCACGGGCTTTGAGGTCAAGATCATCCGTAAGATCGTCCGCCTGCGCAAAATCGAGGAACAAAAGCGCCGTGAGGATGCTGACCTGCTGGCGACCTATGCGGCGGCTATTGGGATGCAGCTTGAATTTGATGTATAACTGATTCGTGCGCGGGCAGGTGATCCCGTAGGCGAAGACCCAAAGACCCCGCGCACGCCATCAACATCAAAACAAAGGGAATGTAATATGTCTAAGCATACGGGGAGAGTAAAGTTTTTCGACGCCAACAAAGGGTACGGGTTCATCGTGCCGGAAGATCGCAGCGTCAACGGTGGCCGGGACGTGTTTGTCCATGTGACCGCCCTGAAGGCCAGCGGCGTGCAGACATTGGCCGAGGGCCAGCCTGTGACCTTCGCCATCACGGAACACAAGGGCAAGCCCAGCGCCACGGATTTGGGTATCGGCCATGAGTAAGCGCGCGATCAAGCGGCTCAAGCCCGCGCCCGGCGCCGATATGGCGGATTACTATTACCATCCCCGCAAGGGCTACCGCAAAAAGTGGTGGGGGGAAAGACGGCGCAATGCTGCCGTCGACTCGCTTCTGACCAAAGTGTTTAAAATGGGCCGGAAGTCGGTTTAAAGGATACCAAGGCCGTCACACTGGCGGATGCAGCCCGCAGCGTAGCCAAAGCGGTATTGGCGCGGGAATAAGGGTAGAGCCGCAGGGGGAAAGCCACCCCATATCAGGCTTGACAGGCTGGGAAAACCAGCCCGCCCGGTGAGAGGACCGGGCAACTTTTAACACATTGAAAGGATATGAATATGCTTAATGATACGCAGCTTATGAATGCGCTGCAAAACAGCCCGGCGCCCCGTGTTACCAAAGAACACATCGAGGGCCAGATTAAATCGACCCAGTGGGACCGCCTTGGCGAAACCGTGACAGTCTGCACCATTACCCTGTGGAATGGTTATTCGGTTCGCGGTGAAGCGGCGTGCGTCAATCCTGCCAATTACAATGCTGAAATCGGTCAGCGCGTCAGCTATGACGATGCCTTCCGCAAGCTGTGGCCGCTGTATGGCTTCCTGTTGGCGGAATATAACTATCTGAACCGCGACCAGGCACAAGAATCCGCCGGTGCCTCTCCCTCCGGCGTGGGTGAAGCGGCGTAGCTAGGCGCTTCATCACTGCCCCTTGGTTACGGCTAGGTATATCAGGGGGCAGGCATGAGGCGGCAGGGCAAATAACAGCAGGATCGCCAGCAATGGCCATGCTGCCACGGGTTATCTGATAGGTTCGAGTCCTATCCCTTCTGCCTCAACCTTTAACCACAAGCCAAAAAGCAGGATAGAAAAGACATGCTACAGTGGGACCACATCGAAACAATATGGGAACCGTCAGGCTTTTGCGTTCACCGCGATGGCGACAAGTTTTCGTTCAGTCAATTAAACCCGGACACCCAGATAGGTATGCGCCTGTCCCGCTTTGAGCGCCTTCAGATGGCGCTGTGGTTTTTGGTTTCTATATTCTCCAAGGCATAACCATTTGTCCCCGGCGCATGGGGACTGCTACAATGGGGGGACCATGGCAACGAAAAAGCGCCCACCTGACGAAAAGATAAATACAGACAGCGGCCTGACAGATCAGGCTGAAACATTTTGCCGTGAATATCTTTTCCCCAGTGATGGCTCCCCGCCCTATAACGCGACACAAGCCTATATCCGGGCAGGGTACAGTGAGAATGGCGCCCGCGCCGGGGCATCGCGTCTGTTAGCCAATGTCAACATTCAGAAGCACTTAGCGGCCCTGAAGGCTCCCCTGCTGAAGGCCCATGAGATCACGGCGGAACGCATCATCGCGGAATATGCCAGCATTGCCTTCGCCAACATTCAGGATTACGTCCGCTTTGACGATAACGGGATGCCGTATTTCGACCTGCAGAACATGACGCGGGAACAGGCCGCAGCCATCAGCGATCTGGAAGTCACCGAGTTGCCCCCGGTTATGACCGTCATAGAAGGCCAGGAGTTCGCCCGTGAGGTCGTGAAGGTCAAGGTGAAGCGGTCAGACAAACAAGTGGCTCTTGACGCATTGGTGAAGCTTCTGGGCCATAACAAGCCGGACAAGGTCGAAGTCCATCACAGCGGGACCATAAACCTTGATGCCACGGAACGGGCGCGCCGGGTGGCTTTCCTGCTGCGGGATGCGCAGGAGAAGGAAAAGGCCAAGAAGGCCAAGGGCGCGCGCGAGGATAAATCAGGCAAGGTGGCCGAATGACGGACAGGAACACGGTTGGCATGAATTTCAGCCTGTTCCTTGCCTGTAAACGCTGCGGCCTTCCGATGATCGGCATCCTGCAAGCCAGCGCCCCCAGTGCGCCGCGTATTGTGTGCAAGCCCTGCGGCGGGTCGCCCATCGAGGATGAGAATCATACGCTGGATGTCCCGCCCCCGGTGGTTTAACCACATATCAATAACTTAGCGCAAAAAGCCGGAAATTGGAAAGTCTAGGGTTTCTGCGGCCTTGGGACGAAAAACACGGGGTTTTATCCCCGTGTTGAATATTATCTAAATTGTGGCGGTTTAATGCCCCAGCAATGCCCGGCAGACATCAATCGCCTGCGCCTGGCGGATGATCAGCGTGGCGCGCTTGTGGTCCGTGTAGGGCTTTTCCGGCAAGGGCGGGTGGGCGCATTGGCCGGCGGGGTCATTAACAGCAACGGCGTGCGCGCAGCCCATCAATAGCGGCATCAACAGCAGGGGCAGGATGATCAGCGCCCGGCGGCAGACTGTCGATAATGGCGTTGTGGTCATTGATAATCCCTCCGATTTGTTTCTGTGCCTTGTCTTTGGCTTCGGCCTGCGCGGCGGCGTATTCGGTCCGGCATTGGTCCCGGCCTTCTGCCTTAGCCCAGCGGTATGCGCCCCAGATGGCCAGCAGGACGGCCAGCACGGCCAGCGCCGGGCCAAGGATGCGCCTGTAGGCCCAGATAAAGCCCAGCGCCCCATTAATCATTAAGGCCACCAGTGGGCACGCCATGGGCGACCATCAGCATCAGGACCACGGCCAGCGCGACGGCGCCGATGATCAGTACCTTGTTACCGTGGCGCGTGAGAAGGTCGGTGATGAGTTTTAGCATGTCGACTCCTATGGTTGGGTTACAGATATGGTGAACGGTTCGGTGCCAAGGAAAAAGCGCAGGCCCTTCATGGCGGCTTGGCTTTCCAGCACCGCGGGTTCGTTGTGAAGGCGGCCTGCGGCCAGGCCCGGCAGGATGCAGCCCTCGATGTCGGCGGTGCGGTTGCCCGCATGGATAAGGATCCCGGCCCGGCCCGGCACGTCATGCAGGATAAACACGTCCTTGAACCGGGCGCCGTTATGCGGCCCGCCACGGTAAACGCCCGTCGGGATGCAGGATATGCCGCGGCGGTTGTCCTTCCAGGGCAGTTCAAGGGTATAGATCGGCGGGTGTTCGATGCCATCGACGCGCAGCATGCCCAGCGTGACCTTGCTGTCCATGAATGCGCGGACAAGGGTTAGCTGGCGCAAGGCTTGCCCCCTGGTCCATTGGTGGGCGCGGCCAGCGCGGCCTTCAGTTCGCCATTGCTGCGGCCTATGGCGGCGCATAAGCCATCCAGGGCGCAGGCGTTGCGGGCGGTGGCTTCGGCCATCTTCAGCCCGGCCTGTTCTATCGCTTTGTGGTGGGCATCAATGATTCTTGAGCGCGTCAATTTTCATCCCCAGTGTGATAAAGGCTTGCGTGTTCCGGTCCTGCGCATCGCTATAGGCTTTGGCATTTGTTTCTAATGCCTTGCGGAAGTCGGTCGATATTTCGCGCAGGTCTTTTAACAGGCGGTTGCGGTCCCAGATCAGGCCGATAATGATGAGGACTAAAAGGCCGCAAACAAGGTTTTGTTCGGCGGTCATGCCCAGTATAGAGGTTGCGGTTTCGGCTAAGGGCATGATCGGCCTTTCTTTTACAGATTATTTACGCTTAATCCCCGCTTCTTCAGGGTCGCCCGATTCGGCGGAAGCGGCAAGCTTTTCTGCCAGAAGGCGGTCACGGGCGGCGGCAAGGTCTTCTGCCGTCACGGGGGCGTCGATCGCGGCCAGGCGCGCCTCGATCGCGGCAAGGCGGACCATGATCGGGTCCGGCTCCATCTTCCGCGCGCGGGCGGCGGTGCGTTCGGCCTGTTCCTCGGCGGTCATGGGCACGACGCGGTATTCCCGGTGGATGATAAAATGCCCCTCGGCCTGCTTTTCGGCGCGGGCCTGGTCCTGCACCAGTTTCTGGTTGGGGCCAGTCGCCGGGATGGCGCCATTGCGCACCAAAGCGATGCGGTTCTTTACCAGCCATTCCGGGGCCGGATCTTGTCCTGCCGGGATGCTGATGTGCGGGAAAGCGGCCTTCAGCTTGGCGCGGGACAGGAAATTGTTTGTCTTAAGGTCGAAGTAATCCATGGGTTTTTCCTTTTATCTTAATTGGTAGGTGCGCAAGTCATCATCGGTGGAGTTGATGTAAGCAATTGATGATTGTGAAATTGCTGTTACTGCTTCACTTCCAGTCGCAGCATTCGTATCAAAGTCTGTTCCATAGGCCGCCCACGTTGAACCGTTCCAGTCATAGGCCCTTAAAAGCTGTTGTCCATAATCTGCCAGTGCAATTCTTGATGATGTCATGCCGCAAATTTTTTGTTCAGAAAAACCAGTAAGTGTAAGGGCGCTGCCGACCAGTGACCATGTCGAGCCGTTAAATTCGTAAGTGCGCAAATATTTTGTTCCACCGCCGTTAGTAAGTGCGACCTGTGTGCTGCTTAGGGCCGCAAGCGCAGGGTTGCCAAGTGTTGATATACTAAGGCCGCTGCCGACCAGCGACCAAGTCGAACCGTTGAAGTCGTAGGCCCGCAGAGACTCGTTCGTGCTGTCAATAAAGGCCACGCGGCTGGATGATAGCGGCGCAAGTGCGGGGGCTGCGGCGGATGTGCCCGCGATGCTAAGGCCGCTGCCGACCAGCGACCATGTCGACCCGTTGAAATCATAGGCGCGTAGCTGGGTATTGGTGGAATCAAAGAAGGCCACGCGGCTGGATGTCATCCCAGCCAGTGCAGGGCTGCCGTGTGAAACAGACAATTCAGAACCGGCTAGTGCCCAGTTTGTTCCGTCCCAGTCATAAGCGCGTAACTTATTGAATCCGTTAGCGCAAAAAGCTATGCGGGTGCTGGAAAGCGTGGCCAAAGCAGGGCTGCCAGAAAAGGCAAAATTCAATTCGTTGCCCACCAGACTCCATACTCCGCGCTGCCTTCCAGCTATGCCCATCATCGGAATCATGAGAAGTCCGCCTCGATCAGATAGCCAAACACGGCGCCGCCATCCTCGGCAATAAAGCCCAGAAGGTCAGTACCTGCGGCGGTCAGATCAGGCGCGGCGCCGCCGGCCCAGTAATCCACGCCCGTCCATGTGATGGTATAGGCGCCGCCGTTCACCAGTTCCAGCACATAGGATCCGGGTTTGCCGGTTACGGGCGTGATGTCGATGGTGAAGTTGCCCGTGGGGCTGACCTTCCGGTAATGCCCGCTGTTCATGTTCAGGGTGACTGTGCCGGATGCCGGGGCGCTGTCGGCTTCCTGCACTGCGGCCACGGTGATGGTCCGGGTTTCGTTGGCGCCATCGTTCTGGGTGGAAAGGGTGATGCCGTTCCCGGCGATCAGCTTGGCTTCAAGGTCGCCTGGCGTCGTGTCGTTGCTGGATACCTTGACGGAATTGGTGGAGGCGCTGGCGGCTTGCTCCGCCCAGTATTTGGCCGATCCTTCCGGGCGGTCGCCAATGGGGTCGATCGCCCAGCTTTCGGCCAGGGCGGCATCGTCCTCGGCGCTGTCGGCTGCCGCTTCGGCTGCGCCCTGCGCGGCTTCCGCTGCGGCCACGGCTCCGGCTGTGCTGCCTGCCGTCTTGGTGAAGGTCAGGTTGGTGGTGCCGATGGTGATGTCCCCGGTGGTGGACAGGTAATAGAATTCGTTGGCGTTTTCTGTGCCATTGACGATAAACACCTGCGTCCCGGTGGCCACGTCGCGCGCGCCGTCGAAGTCCGGTTCCCGTTCCCATGCGGCATTGGCCACCACGCGATATATGCCGTTCTGGGATGCGGTGGTCTGGTTTTTCACCAGTACCCGGTCATCCTCGACCAGGGCCACGCCATCGACGGTCTGTTCCCCGGACAGGGTAATGTTGGCGGTGGTGGCGGCGCGCACGGGCGCTTTTAAGGCCACGCCGCTGGAAAGTCCGGTCAGGCGGCTGATACTGGTCGTGGTCATGGGCGCGGCCCCTGTGTTGGCGGTGCATTGGCAGGCATAGGCGGCATTGCCACCATGTTACCGCGCCCGCCGCTTTCGGGCAATGCTTAGGGCTTGTAGCGGATATAATCCATAGGACTGGTTTCCTCGCCCTCGGATTGCTGCTCGATGCCGCGGATGATCTGGTTCATCTGGCTGGTGGGCATCTTGATCGGGGACATAAAGTTCCCCAGCGTCAGGCCGGTGCGCAGGGCGTCATACGGGTTTACTTCCTCGCCCTCGGCCAGTTTCACGCCCATGGTCATCATCTTGCCCATACTGGTCGCCACCTGGTCGATGCCCTTGCTGTAGGCCGGGCCGCTGCTAAAGCCTTGATATGCGCCCCAGCCATCGCGCAGGAATGCCACGCCTGCCACCGCGGTGCCGATCCCGCCTTCAAGTCCCCATTTCATCATGGCCAGTTCAGGTTCTTCCTCGTCTTCGAAGTCCGGTACTTTGCCCAGGATCATTTCGCCCAGCAGGAATTCCAGCCAGAAAAGGACCAGATAATCCCCCAGAAGGCCAGCCACGGCCATCGGGTTCGGGTCTTTTACCACGCGGCGCGTCTTCCGGTAGGCGATGTTAAACTTGGTGTTGAAATAAGACATCATCCAAGTCATTGATTTTATGAATTCATTCAGGCGGGTATTCTGCCCGACCGTGCCGCGCTCGATGGCGGATAGGCTCGACAAGGCGCCGCCGGATTGCGCGCGCTCCACGGCGCTGTCGGCTTCGGTGATGGCATCGGCTTCGCTCTTGCCCTCGGCCATGGCGCCGTCAAAGGCCGCAAGCCATGTGATGGTGTCTACCTGGTACTGGATCTTCATCATGGGGATAAGCATGGCGCTTTGCCCGGCCTCAAGGAATCCGCCCTTGTTCTTCAGGCGGGTGATGGATTCGGCCACGTTCACGTTGAAGGTTTCCGGGCGCTGGCGCATGAATTCGGATTTCTTGGCCACCTCCTTGCCTGCCGACAACGGCCCGCCCATGGCGGCGTATTTGGACAGGCCGCGCATGAAGTTCACGGCGCCGACCTCGGCAATGGTGTTGGCCACGCCTGTGACCTGAAGGGCCACGGTGGATACGCGCAGGCCCAGTGCCCCCATGGTCATGGTATGGCGCAGGCCCGCCACCATGCGTTCGGCCTGTGACGATGCCCGGATGCCCCCGGCGGCAATGTCGGCCAGCCAGACTTCGATCTCGCGCAGGGCATCCATGCCCATGGTTTCGATGATGGCGTCTGACATGGCCTTGTGCCGGACAAATTTGGCCACGCCCACAATGGCTTCGCCCAGGGCAAGATCATGGATGGTTTCGGCCACATGGCTGTTAATCACGCTGAAGTTCAGTTTAACGGACATGCGCACGCCATCTTTACGCTCATGGGTGTGCCCGCGCTTGGTGTGGACGGATGCCACCTTGCCGGTCATTAGCTGCTTGGCGATGGCGCTGGCATCGTTCTCGGCGGTGCGGGCATTCATCTGGCCATCATATTTCAGGGGCGCATAACCCCCGGCGATGTCCATTTGCACCCCGTCTGCCGTGGTGACGGTGAAGGGCAGGGCCTCGACCTTGTCCGGCGCGTACCCATAACGGCGGCGCTCGATGGCTTCGACCTGCGGCCAGTACGAATTATAGAAGTCCCACACGGCCTGGATATAGTCCCAGTCCCGCTTGCGCATCTGCTTCAGGATGGCGGCGATGTCGGCCTCGTCCCATTCCCGGCGCGGGTCGTTCAGCAGGCGATCCCGGCCATCGGCATTGCCCCAGTAATGGGCCACCATGATGATTTCCTCGCGGGCCATCATGCCGATTTTCTGGTTTATGAATATCTCGGCGTTTTTGCTGCTCAAGTCTTCGGCTGTAACCCAGTGGGTTTTGTCGCCAATTTTCACCTTGGCTTTGCCAAAGTGCTTGAATTGGATCTCGGTCAGGGCGCGCGCGGCCTCGATCTGCATCTTGCGTTCCTTGATCTCGGCCTTGAATATCGGCTCCCGTATGCGCTTCCACAGATAGTCGCGGGCTTCCTGATTGCCCCCGGCCATCAGGTCCACCAGGGTTTCCATCTTGCGGGACAGGTTGATGATGCTGACGCCCATGGCCTTGGCCGAATCAATCCAGGTCCGGCTCTCGGCGCGCTGGCTGTCGATCGGCATTTTGCGTTCTTTGTTGTTGGCGCGGATATATTGCGCCCCCGTTTCGGCCTGCTCCTGAAGGTTCTTTTTCTCCCCCTCCACGATCAGTTCCATCTTCATCCGGCCCTGCTTCTCGATGTTAGCGATCAGGTCGCGGAAGGCCATATATTCGCCAAGCGTCATGTCCCGGTAATGGGTGACGCCCTCGGCGGTTTCCAGTTCCGGCGGGGTCATCAGGGCGGCATTGTCATCGGTTTCGCGCTCGGTCATCCACCGGGCGATGGCTGCCATTTCCAGTCGCAGGGCGCGCGCGGCGGTCGGGCGCGGGGCCAGGCTGACCGTGGCCAGCAGTTCCCGGATCTTGTCGTGATAGGCCACGTCGATGGCCGGGCGCTGTTTGCGCTTCGGGCGCTTGGCCAGTTCGGCAAAATGCTTGTTGGCCTTGTCCACGTTGGCGCGGCTCTCAACGCTGTATTTATACAGGTAGCGGTTGAGAATTTCCCGGCGCTTGGCATCGGCGGCTTTGTCGTAGTCCTTCTGTCCCACGGCTTTGCCGTAGGCGCGGGCATGGCGCAGCGCGGCCTGAAGGTAGCGGTTCGGCTTGATGGATTCGTCCACCTTCTGCTCGCGCAGCAATTGCCATGCGGCTTTCTGGAAGTCGCCGTCTTCGGGATAGGCCACCCCGGTCTGGGCGGACAGGGCCTTCAGTTCCATAAGCTGGGCCTTGGCTTCCTCGGCCATCAGGTATTCCAGCGCCTGGCGCTCGATGGTCCCATCATTCAGCATGTCGCCGTGGCGCTCGATCATAATGGCATCGGCTTCCCGGCGGATATGCTGGGCCATGGTTTCCGCGCCCATCATTTCCTGAATCATGGCCGTGGCGTTCTTGTACCCGGCAAGGTTGGCGATAATGGTGGGGTTTATCCCGCCTTTCTCTACCGTGGTCCCCTTCGGCAGGAAGCGGATGACCTCCTGGCCAAAGGCGGCGATGACGGCGGCGCGGTCCAGTTTGCGCGGGCCTTCGATCTTGTTGCCGTCAAAATCCTCGCCCTTGGTAATCAGTTGCAGGGCGCGGTACAGGGGCCGGGTCTTGGCCATGTCCTCAAGTTCCGCCACCACCTTGGCGCGTTCTTCCTTGTACCATTGCGTGGCCTTGCGCTCATGCTCGCGCATGGCCTTGCGGAAGGCTTTATCCTTCGCCGCCTTGATCTGCTTGTCGTTCTGCCGGATATAGGCTTCCGCCTGCGCCTTGGTCAGCATTTCCAGCGTGTTCGGGTTCGGGGTAAACAGGTCCGGCTTCTCCGCGACGTGCGCCTCGATCTCGGCATCGGTCGCCACCAGGCGGTCGAAGATAGCGGCCATTTCCGGGGATACGTTCACGCGCAGGACGGCCTTGGCATAGTTATAGATTTTAACCAGCCATGACCGGAATGTGTCAAACATACCCTCCACGGTTTCGCTCGGCGCCTTGCCTTCCATCAGGTAGGCTTCAAACCCGCGCGCGAAGTATTCATCCAGCGCGATAAAGGCGGCGTTCTCCGCATCGGTCGTAGGCGCGGCATCCCGGTCGATAAAGGATTCCACCCATGCCTGCCCGCCGCCGGCATTGATCTCGGCCACGATTCCGGCGTGCAGGGCGGTGGCGCGGGCTTCGGCCTTGGCCATGGTGTCCAGCGTTTCGACCACGCGGCCCATCAGGCGCACGTCAAACCGGCCAGGCTGGCTGGATTCCTGCGCCTTGTACGGGTTGTTGGCCTTCAGGTCGCGGAATATGTCCCCGCTATTACGGCGCATCCAGTCCTTGGTCCCGGCCCAGTCGGCCTTCATCTGGTCCGTGGCGCCGGGGTCGCGGTACAGGTCGCGCATGGTTGACAGCCAGAAGTGCCCGGCTTCGTGCAGGAATGTGGACAGGTTGGCCTGTTCCAGCAGGTTGATGACGATGTCCCCGTTGGCGGCAAAGCTGATATATCCGCGGGGGCCGGTGGGCTGGTCCTGGAATAGTTCAAACCCACGGCGCGCGGCTTCGCGCATGGAGTCGGTGATGTCCATGCTGTGGACTTCGATTTGTTTCAGCCCGCTTTCTTCCTTCATGCGCCGCATGGCGTCAGAAATTGTTTCGCCTTCGCGTGGCTGCACTGCGGCATCCGAGTCGATAGGACCGGCCTGCGCTGCTATTTTCGCCGTCCCTACGCTCGCCCCAAACTTCTTGCCAAACTTCTTGGCATAGGTTGGGACGATCTTGTCATAGAAACCCTTCATGCCGTCGCCGCCCAACTTCAGGCCATCGCCTTCAATGCTCATCCAATTGGGGCGCAAGGGTCGTTCCTCGGCCATGCTGCGGCCTTGCTCGTCCTGCACCTTCTGGGCAATGTCCTTCCCGGCCAGTTCCTCGATGCGGTCGAGGGTGACTTCTTCCTCGTCCACGATCTTGTCGCCGTTCAGGTCATAGGCCGCAATTTCATAAAGCCCGGTCTTATTGCCTGCATCGTCAAAAATGGCTTCGTACTGAAAAGACTGAATCTGCGCGGACAGGTCAAACCGTTCATTCTGCACGTCGCCTGGCGTCCACGCGATGCGGTCATATCCTTGCTGCGCGGCCATCTGTGCCACGCGGCGGAAGGCCATTTCGTGCCATGTCTTTTTGAAGGGGGCGTCGGGGACGCGGTCTTGCTGTTCGATGACAGAAAATTTAATAGCCTCGTCGCGGGCCTGTTCTTCTGTCATACGTCCGCCATGGCGGGTTATAAGCACGCCTGTGCGCTTATCGCGGCTTTCCCAGTAACCCGGATAATTGGCAGGGTTGTGGCCTTCCGGTACGACTGGCGGAACATAAAGCAGGTCAATGTCTTCGGCCTTTGCGGTGCCAAGTTGGTATCCCTTCTTCCTCCCCTTCTGGTGCCAGTCGCTCTGGATTTCCTCCACGAAAAGCACGCGCTTGCCGTCTGCGTCCACCCGGTCATTCAGGCGGACGTGCGCAAGGATGTTGGGGGCGTCGAAGTGGCCTGATTTGAAGTCATCCGAAGGCTCGCCAACGGCTTGTTGCAGCGCATCCAGTTCGGCAATTTCTTCCGGGGTTGCGTAGCTGTAATAGCCTTGCGGACGGTCACCGCGCCCGTGCTTTTCGGCTATTTCCTGAATGCGTTTGTTGTATTGGTCGTTGCGACCTTTCCATCCCGGCAACGTCAGCAGCACTTCCCGGTAATTCTCGCCGCCGGGTAGGGTGTATTTCTGGAATTTGGTGTCGCCTGCGGGGCGCCCTTCTATATTAGTGCCGCCATTCCGCCATTCCGCCAGTCCAGCATCTACTTGCTGCGCATAAAAACTATCGGCACCCAGACTATCAAGGGAATCAATTTGCACCGCCGTTTCGTCATCAAAACGGAACCATAAAACCTTTTGCCCGTTTTCAATTCTTTGCGCCGCCGTATCTTTTGTAATTCGTTTCGATGCGCTCTGGTCCCCCAGCACCACATCCTCCACCTGCACCTGATTCTGTTCCAGATACTGGATGACCTCATCCTTGGTGACGGATGCCTTGCCGGCCAGGAATTCATCCAGCCCTGTCCATGCGATTTCCTCCGCCTTTACCCCGGCGGTGTTCTTCAGGATGCCCAGCATCTGGTCGCCACTGCCCTTGGCCTGCTTCAGGTTGGTGGCGGAATCCAGCAGGGCGGATCTCAAGCCCTCGGCTGCGGGGTTGGTGTCTTGGAATAGGACGCGGTCGGATTCTGGCGCTGTATGTTGTCCGCGATAATCAGTCGACTCAATATTGGCAATAAACGGGGTTTCAATCTCCCCGCCCTGCATGACGACGATGACATCCTCGTTGAAAATACGTTTCTTTTCCCCGAAATCGTCCCGCGTCATGGTCGATTCCGGCGGCGTGGCGCGGCGTTCTTCGTCCGTCATGGTGGCGCGGCTCTGGGTATTGCGGGCTTCGACCTCGCCGGCCAGAAGCTGATATACCTCGAAGGGCGACCGATACTGGTTGGCTTCATACTGGTCCGTGGCCACCCGCATGCCCTTGATCAGTTCGTAATGCGGCTTCAGCTTTTTGCTGGCCTTCTGTGCTTCACGCTCAAGGGCGCGCAGCATCGACGTGGTCTTGCGCGGGTCGTTTTTCAAAACTTCCCATGATGCTGTCGGGACGGCATCGCGCAGTAATTGCGCCAGTTCAAAAGAGAAGTCGCGCAGGAAAGCATTGCGCTTCGGCCCGCGGCGCGGCAACAGATACATGGCGCGCGACAATTCACTGGCGCGGTCGCGCAGGGCTTTGTTCTCCTGAATGATAGGTGAGTAAAACCATTGGGTTGCGTTCCTGATATGGCGGAATACACCTGACGGCTTATCCATGCGGGAATAGTCGATCAGGCGGTTGAAGTCCTGATAAAGCTGCGCGTAGCCCAGCATCCGGCGGGCGTTTTCGCTTTCAGCAAAAAGCTTCTGGTTCTGTGATTCGAATTCTGATACGTCGCGCTGCTTTGCGATCACAAGGCTGGCCAGGGCCTGCTTGACACCTTTCGATATTTCAAGGTTCCCGCCACGCGCAAAGCCTTCGCGCCGCTGGATAAGGTGCTGAATCTCATGCAGGATTGTGGAAAGCATATCGTCCGGGGTCTTAAACCTGTCCGGGTTCAGGACCATTTCGGATCCGTATATGTTCACCTGCCCGCTGGCGTCGATGTTGCTGTTAAACGATACCGGAATCCATTTCAGGTCCGGGTATGCGGCAAACAGTTTTTCATGGCTTATGATGTCGCCCAGATAAAAGTCTTTGCCGTCCTCGATCTTCTCCGGGTTGAAGGCATTGGTGGGCGTGCGTTTTTTGGCAATGGTGCGGTACAGGTTTTCCCGTGCCTCTTGCTCGTCCTTGCCAAAGGCGCCCACATAGTCCTTGCCCTCACCCCATGCGGCCTTCACAAGGTCGCCCTCTTGCGTGATGGCCACCTGTTCGCTGATTTGCGCTTTTATGTCATCCGGTTTTACAACAAGGCTGGTATTAAATTTTGCCTCGTCATCGCTGATTTCATAGCGCCATTTGCCATCGACGCCTTGAAACCATCCCGTTTCCTTACGGACAGTTTCGCGTGATTCTCCGGCGGCAATGCGGTCCTTGGCGCTGGCCAGGGCATGGATGTCGGCGGTCATGGATTGGGGACCGGCGAATTGATAAAACACCCCCCCCTCCGCCTGCGCGCCCAGCCTTTTCCTCTCCGCTTCCAGCGCGACCTTGATCTTGGCATTGCTGTCTTTGTCCACGTCCAGCCCCAGTTCGGACAGGACACGGTCAAGGTCTTCCAGCGCGGCATCCTCATCGAGGGCGGCTTGGTCCTGTTCGCTGCGGACAAGGGGTTCGCCCCCGGCTTCGGCGCGCAGGGCGTCATAGATAAACTGTCGATCGGCATAAAGCCCGGTGGCGTCGGCGGGGATTTTGGCGGCGTCGATGCCCAGTTCTGCGGCCAGGTCGGCCACGGGGATGTTGTCGATCGGCGCGCCCTTCTTGCGCAGCAGGCGCGGGGCCTGCACGCCCATAAACCGGATCTCCTGCCCTTCGGGGCTTGCGCTGCTTACCCCGCCACGCTTGGTCAGGAAATTGCGCATCGGGTAATCCGCGATCTTGCGGCGCTTTTGCTTGCCGCGGCGGATGTCGCGCATCTTCTCAAGGGTCAGGTCAAGCTGGTCGGGCTTGATGTTCAGGGTCCGGGCCGGGCCGCGCACGGACAGGCGGGCCATGCGTTCGTCAAGGCGGCGAATCATGTCCTCGTTGCCGTCCAGGCGCTCGGACACGGTTTCATACATCCGGCGCATCAGGCCCGCATACTGGCGGGCGGTGACGGGGCTGGATATACGGGGCAGTTCACTGTTCAGGATGCCCTGATAAATAGTGCGTTCCACGGTTTCGGATTTGGTCAGGGCGGCGGCGTCGCGCTCCATCCCTGCCATCTGCTCCCGTTCGGCGTCCATGGCGTCGCGCAGCCATTGATTAATGGCCTCCGGGTCTGATTGGATCTTCTGCGCGGTGGCCAGGTCCATGCCGTCCGGGCGTTCCTTGATAAACGGCTTGATCAGGTCATATTGCCCCTGCCCAGCGGCCAGCACGCCCACAAGGCGGTGGACCGGGATTTCCACGTCCTCGCCGGTGATGCGCGCGCGGTTAAGTTCCGCGGCCAGTTCCGGGTCGGTTTCCAGCAAGGCGGTGGGGTCCACGCCATCCTGATAGAACACCTGCGCGGCTTCGGCGGACAGGTATATAGGGCGGTTCACGTCCTCGCCTATCATGTCCAGCAGGCGCTTGGCCATGACCGGGTCGCGTTCCTGAAGCTTGCTGGTCTGCACCAGTTCCTGCAAGTCGTCGATAATGGCGGCGGTCCCGGTGATGGTCTGGCTCTCGTCATAGGCGCGGCGCGCCACGCGGCCACCACGGCCCAGGGATTGAAGGTAGAATACCCCGGCCTGCGCGATGGCGCCGGATATACCACCCACGGCGGCGTCCTGCTCCCAGCCTTCAAAATAGTCCACGTCCGGGTTATAGAAGGCTTGGGCCACCACGTCCTGCCCGAATCCT